ATGCAACGAAACACCATGCCAACGACTCAGTCCGCCGTCAAAGGGACTTTCCTGTACGGCTCGGTCCTGATCGTCGCACTCGTGGCCGCGTATTTCTGTATCTTTGGCCCCCGCGTACCTGTCGCAGGCGGCCTTGGCTGGGACGGCCAGGACTATGCCGTGATGTCTCGCGACCTGATTGCGGCCATCGGATCGGGGCAGTTCAGCGCGTATCGGTTACTTCGGCTCTTTCCGAGTCTTGTGATCAACGGGCTCGATATCGCCCTTGGGATGCCGCATCCGACAGCGGCACAGCTTGTCAGTGTGTACGCCGCCGTCAATTTTGCGCTACTCGCAGGATCTGGAATCCTGTGGGCACGTATTGCGAGGCGCTCGAATATATCACCGTCTGCGAGCTGGGCCGTCATGGTGCTGCTGTTCGTGAACTTTGCATCCGTTCGTTTCCCATTCTTCTCCCCGGTAACGACCGACAATTTCGCCGCGTTTCTGAGCATGTTGTCCCTCATGCTGTATCTGGAACGGCGCTGCTTCTGGCTTTTGCTCGTAACTATTGCGGCCGTATTCACGTGGCCCATTGCACTGCTTGTGAACGGGCCGATGCTCCTGACGATGTGCCAGCGATACGAGGGTGACAAAACATTGGATAGTCCACTGATTCAGAAGACCCTATGGATCGGCGCGTGCGTCATCACCCTGGCGTTGGCCGTCTATTTCGTCTACGTGGCCCCAATCAAAGCCCCCTATGGATCGGCCCAGGTGGCATACCCTCTTGCCCCGCTTTCCATTGCGCTTGCGGTAGCCTATGTCGGTTGGGTCGCGCGTTCCGTCCCCATTAAGCCGCTAATGGGCCTCTCGAAAACAAGACTGGCCGGCGTCGCTCTCGTCACGATAGTCGTCGGCATATATCTTCTTGTGCAAGGTTATTTGCGATCGGTTTCAGGGCAACCTGACCCTATCAGTTCGGCCTCCCTTCTACGCGGGATCGTCACCACTGCAGTCGTGCGACCGGGCCAGTTCCTGGTTTCTCATGTCGTCTTCTTTGGAATCTGGCCGATCCTGTTTCTCATCTATATGAAGGAGAGCTTTGCCGCAGTCAGGAACTATCCCGCCCTGTATTTGACGCTGGCTATCACAGCAGGCTTCTTCCTGCTCAGCGAGAGCCGGATGTCCACATATTTCCTACCGACCATGGCCTTTGCCTTGGCGCGAGTCATATCTCAAGCGCGCATGGTCTCGACGATGCGATCAGCGGCATTGTTTTTTGCGCTGGCACTATTGAGTTCCCGGTTTTGGCTTCCGATGGGATCGACAGACAGCTATGACACCCTTCTGGACTTTCCCGCACAGTTGCTCTTTATGCATATTGGCCCCTGGATGGGCGATATGGGATACGCCTTCGCAGTATTCCAAACGATTCTCATCGGTGCCGTGCTGGTCGGCATAGTCTTGCCACAAACGATGCGTTTTTGGAGTACGAATCAAAGCGATCCGTACAAATCGGCCGACTGATTCCAGCAGCGAGTCAGCCTGGAAACCTTGGATTCGCCCAGCAAGTCGCTATTCGAGTACTTTTGCCCCTCATTCGGGCGGCGCGAGCCGCGTGGACGTGTCAATCTATGCGCGCAGAGAGATCGGCATGCCCCCCTGATTCGTCTTGCCGCGACCACCCAGTCGCGGCATTTTTTCGGGTATCATCGCGGTGCCCTTCGGTACTTCCCGCAAGTTGTCAGTGAGGGCGGCGGCCACTTCGGTGGCCGTTTTTATTGGGTCAGCGCGTCGTATGAACGCTCGCAAGCCAACCCGGCTACTTTGAGCTCATCGGCGTAGGCAGCCAAGATTCCCGAAGCCTTGTCAGACCGCCCGAGCACGTCGACAAGCACATCGAGGGGGTCGCCACCTGACTTGCCCTGGCCACCGCCGGCAGCGCCGGGATCATTGGCGGATCGGGCGGCGGCAAGTAGCTGGTCGACACGCTGCCGCAGCCGGCTAGCAGCATCAGCAGCGGCGCCAGCATCGGCGCGAGCTTGGGCAAGGTCTTTCGTTGCTGCATTGGCAATCTCCGTTTGTGCCGTCGTGCGGCGCTGTTCCTCAAGACGGGCCGCGTCCACTGCTTTAATCTGAACGCGCGCGGCATCGAGCGCCGTCGCAGTGCGCTCCGCTTGGTATCTCGCCGCGTCTGAGCGCGACTGTTGCCATCGTCCGCCCACGTAGGCCAGCGCTAGCGCGAGAATCGCCGCCAGCCATACGCGTGAATCAAGAATGTTCATGGGCTCTCCAGTAATGACGCAGCTCCAGCCGCCAGACACCCCACAGCACGCCGAGCGCGACAGCGGCATTCAGTGCAACCTCGGGGTCGCTATGGCAGGCCCACGGCGAAACCATGTTCCCAAACGCAGCGAAGTTGACCAACAATAGGATCAGTGCGCCGCCGGTGCGGTTCGGCACTTTGTGCGTGAGCACGGCCCAGATCGAGCCGGCGAAGATGATGGTGTTTGCCACTAAGTTAATCGTCTGCATCTCAGCTCCCGATGACACGGCGCCGGATAGCGTTCATCCACTCGGGGATCTGCTGCATCCCGTTATTGACTATCGCCAAACCGAACACCGCCGAGGCGGCCACCGCTAGCATGTGGGTATAGCTGCCCGGCACCAGGCCGAAACGCTCCACTGCTGCACCGCCAACCAGACAGCCGACACCCATACTGCCCAGAAAGGAGACGCCGCGCTGCCACCAGTTCCCCGGAATAAACCTCAATGCGATGGCCGCGCCAAGTCCAGCCGCGCCGCCGACTTTCGCCACCACGATTACTTCTTCATTCATCTCTGACCCCGGTCACCGCTGCCGCGGCATTATTGAATTCCCATCGCGCTCTTCGCACGCGCCCACCGGTCCTGTCGGTCGGCGAGTCCGTTCGTACCCCCGTTGATGCGCCGGGTCAGCGTCACGAAGTCGCCAGAATCAGCCAGCGCATTCAGGTTGCGGCTGTCCCAGAACCATGCAGCGGAGCGTGCCGCGAGCGAATCCGTCTCCAACATGGCCGGCGCCGCTTCCAGTTCGATGCCCAATGCCAGCCCGCATGCGCGGTAGGTCGCACGGCCAGTGATCTGGATCAGACCCCGGCCCATGAACCGCTTGCCGTCACCTGATTGGTTGTTGCCCAGGTCGCCACGAATCTCGTACCGCAGTTGCGCGGGAGTCGGCCCCCAAATCTCTCGCGTGCACGTGAACCCCAGCGACTCGTGGCCAGTGTCGGCGACAGGCCAGCAGCGGCCCGAAAGGTCTGCAGGTCCATGTGACTGCTCCAGAAATGAAAAAACCCGCTTGAAAGCGGGCTGTAGTGCAGTTGTCGCTGATGTATCATTTCGGCAACAAAAGCAACACAAAAACGATAATGAAATCTCCAGCGATTCCTGATCTGCAGGGCAGCAAAACTGCTGTACGAACCGCAGCATCCATAAGTTCGTATCGCCCAGAGATCGACTCCTTACGCGCTGTCGCCGTTATCGCGGTGCTTCTGAGCCACTGGCTTCCTGGCTTTGTCTACTTGGTGAACTGGGGCCTCGCCGGGGTCTATCTCTTCTTTGTAATCAGTGGCTATGTGATCACACGTGGCCTTTTGAACGAACAGGACCGCGACGGTGGCCGTATCAATCTGCGGAAGTTCTTCGCTAGGCGAATCGTTCGGATCTGGCCAATCTATTTCCTCACGATCGCATTCATATACTTCGTTTGGCCAGGCTTTACCCAAGGTGGGACCATCTGGCAACATGCTCTTCCTGTCGAATGCGCTATCTAGCATCGAAGGGAAATTCTTGTTTCCGGTCCACTTCTGGTCTCTTTCAGTCGAGCAACAGTTTTATTTGTTTTGGCCTTTCCTGCTTCTCATAACCGGTCGGCGTCAATTGATCTGGGCATGCGCTGCAATGGTGGCGATTTCCCCGTTTTCGAGGTGGTATTTCGCGGAGGTGCTGCAAAACATGCCCGCCTCGTACTACTCGTTGATGTCCAACCTGATTGCCTGGCCGCCGGTGCCTTGGTGGCAATTGCTGAGCGCTATCGCACTGCAGCCTCCAACATTGCGCTGAATTTGTCTGGTGCAATCGGCGGCATGCTGCTCGCCTACATCCTAGTGATGAGCTACGCCGGCGACCACATTTGGGACACAGCATTCACTGGGACGGCCATCGCCGGAATTTCGGCTTGGCTGATCGCGTGGCTTGGCCGCTCTCAGCATCGTAGATTCGCACTTTGCAACCCTATAGCGCTCTACGTCGGCAAGATCAGTTACGGCATCTACCTATACCATTTGCTGATCGGCTCGTACCTCTTCACCACAGACCTTGGGAAGCAATCGCCATGGATCTTCGCCACGGTTTCGGCAGCTGTCACCGTGGCAATTGCATCCGTTAGTTGGTACCTGATCGAAAGGTCCCTACTAAATGCGATGCCTCGCACGAAGGTCTAGGCCCGCCATTCCGGCCTGCCTGACCAGTCCCCCCCCCGAAAGACGTGTGACCACAATTCGAACCGCGTGTATTATCGCGGCACAAAAACAAGCTCCACGGACAAATGGGCCTGTGAAGCTTCAATACGTTGTATCCGTGGTTCATCCGATCTGAGTCTGGAAAACTGGAAGTCGCCAAACACCCAGACTTCCAGGAGCTCAGCCGGATGAACACCCATAAGAATGCCCGACTCACCTTTGCCCGTCGACTGGAGATGGTTCAAGACATCACCGAACATGGCCTGAGCGTGCCTGAAGCCGCCGCGAGTCATGGGCGCATCGAGCGGCCCAGCCACCGCGTGACCGGCAACCGCCGCGACTCGGTGGAAGGTGCCGGCTGGGAAATGCTCTTTGTGGCCGTGGACGACCACGCTCGCATCGCCTTTACCGCGATGCATCCGGATGAAAAGAAGTTAAGCGCCGTCCAATTCCTGCGCGACGCAGTGGCCTATTACGCGAGCCTGGGTGTGACGGTGCGGCGGCTACTGACCGACAACGGCTCCGCCTTCCGCTCACGCGAGTTCGCCCAGGCCTGCCAGGCGCTGGGCATCCGGCACAAGTTCACACGCGCCTATCGACCCCAGACTAACGGCAAGGCCGAACGGTTCATCCAGTCGGCCTTGCGCGAGTGGGCCTATGCCTGGACCTATCAGAACTCCCAGGAGCGCACCCGAGCACTCGCTAATTGGCAACACCACTACAACTGGCACCGACCACATAGCGGTATTGGCGGCCTTGCGCCCATGTCCCGACTTCCAGCGTCAGGAAATAACGTCTTGACGCTTCACATCTAGAGCCTGTGCAACTGTTCGCGGTCGGCGAGCCCGCGCTGGACGACGTTACGCGCAAGTTCATTGCGCGGTTGCGCAGTGAGTTCAATCTGAACATTGAATACCTTCAGGTCAAAGTACCTGAAGATATTTCGGCCGGCCGAACAGACCCTCTTCGCTGAACCGAGCAACGAGCGCCCCAAAATTATCTAGCTTAGGAAAGCGCTGGGGCAGGAACGTAGTACTAACCAGCTCCGCGCGTCCGACCGCTACTTCTTAGAGCCAATTGGCGGGAATACCGATTTGGTTTCCATTGAAGTCGTAAACTCGGGGGTGGAGTAGATATATCGCAGCTCAGAACCCTGTTTTTGAAACAAGAGAAGCGCTCCATCAGAACTCGCGATTACGGCAGCCATATCTGCGAATTCTTTTGTGACAACCATATGCGGATTTTGATCCCGCAATAAACTTGCGCGCATCGTACCCATGAAGAATGCAATGATAACAAGAGCTGTCGTGGCGGTTACAAATACTGCGGATGCCATGCGCCCTGAGCGCGCCGGACGTGTTTTAACCTTTCGGATGAAAACACTGGCCTTCGGCTGGAGAAAAAATTTAGCTCGGAGAAGCCCAGACATAAAAACCAGCACTATGGATATGCAAAGCACAACACCGGATATCCACGTAATTGTGAAATCCACATAAACCGCAAACATAATCAAGAAAAACGATATTGCCTGAATAAGAATCCAAATGTACCCTTCCCACTTGATAGTCTGGCTATGCGATCGAACGAAGCGGCGCTGATGCGACCAGTCCATCTTTCGCCTAAATCCGCGCTCCATTCGGTCGGTCACGGCGAAAAATGGAAGTATAGCCAGCTGCAGGATCGCGATTAGCACTCTTGCAACAACAGCGCTAAAAAATACATAAAATAGAAACGTAGCAGTCACGCCTTTGGCGAGGGACATTCCAGCGACCGCCACTATCTGCAGTGGAACCTTCATCAGAAAGCCAGCGTAGTGTGCCAAGGATAGGGACACAATCGCCAAGAACCCACCAAGGAGCGATGTTTTGTGATTCCACGCCTCATCGAGCCAGTTGCGACCTGGCACGGATATAAATTTCATGCAAAAAATTTCCCTAATAACTCGAACTAGTAGCTAGGCGATGCATTGAAGAAAGAACGTACCGTGCCCAACGGCATTGAAACACTGAGAACGTGAATCACTAAGCCTCCTCGGGTGCCCAATGATTGCCAGACGACGTGTCCTCTGGGCGGAACGCCATCTCCAAAGCACCGGGAATGTTGTTCCCGAAGCTAGCACAACACAGACTGAATGACCGCCCCGCGCGCGTAGGGCACGCTTGGCGGTCATGCACTCCGCCGAACTTCGCCGCCTCCTAGAAAACCTCCTGCGCCTCGGCACCATCACCGACGCGCAGCACACCGCCCCATCCCGCGTCCGCGTCCAAACCGGCGGCCTTACCACCGACTGGCTCCCCTGGATCGAACACCGCGCGGGCAGCACCCGCACCTGGAGCCCGCCAACCATCGGCGAACAGGTTCTCCTGCTCTGCCCCAGCGGAGATCTCCGCAACGGCATCGTCCTGTGCAGCATCCCGTCCGACGCCAACGACACCCCAAGCCACAGCCCCAACGAAACGGTGACGCGGTACCCGGATGGAGCGACGACGCGCTACAACCACACATCCGGCGTCTTAACGGTTATCGGCGTCCAGCACGTCCTGATTGAGGCCGCCACCAGCGTCCTGGTCAAATCCCCCACCACCACCTTCGACGGCAACGTCACCGTAAAGGGCCTGCTCACCTACCAAAACGGCATCTCCGGTCAGGCCGGCGCCAACGGCAACGCCATCCAGGGCGATATCACCCATTCGGGTGGAGATCTGTCCTCCAACGGTGTCGTCGTCCACAAGCACGACCACGGCGGCGTCCGACGTGGCGGCGACCGCTCGGAGGGCACCCGATGACCTACCTTGGCCTCAACAGCGCCACGGGCGGCGCCATCTCCGACCTGCTGCACATCTGGCAGTCCATCCGAGACGTCCTCACCACGCCCGTGGGCTCGCGCGTCATGCGGCGCAGCTATGGCTCGGACGTCCCTTCGCTGATCGACCAGCCGCTGAATGGCATGACGCGGCTGCGCGTCATGTCTGCCTCCGTCGCGGCGATTGTCAAATGGGAGCCGCGCGTCAGCGTGAACGCGGTGACGTTCGCGTCGGGCGCATCCAGTGCCTTGTCGGTCGATATCGACGCGGACCGCATCGACGGTTCCCGCGCATCGCCGCTCGGTGTCATGACAATCCCCCTGCGAGAAGCCCGCCAATGACCGCGCCAATCGACCTGTCGCGGCTGCCCGTTCCTGACGTCGTTGAATCCATCGACTACGAAGTCTTGCTGTCGCAGCGCAAGGCGTACTACGTGAGCCTCTTCCCACCAGACCGCCAGGCCGAGATGGCGCACACCCTGACACTCGAGTCGGAGCCAGCGGCAAAGCTGCTGCAGGAATCCACCTATCGCGAACTGCTGCTCCGGCAGCGGGTAAACGACGCCGCACGGGCCGTCATGCTGGCTTATGCGGAAGACGGCGACCTCGACCACCTGGGCGCACTGTTCGGCGTCACACGGCTCACTGTCACGCCAGCCGATGGGCTAATCGGCACGCCTGCCGTCATGGAGAGCAACACGGACTTCCGGATGCGGATTCAGCTGGCGCCGCAGGGCTTCTCGGTGGCCGGGCCGTCGGGCGCATATCGCTCCCACGCGCTCGGCACGGATGGCCGCGTCATGGACGCGCATGCCACGAGTCCGGCACCGTGCGAAGTACTGGTGACCATCCTCTCTCGCGAAGGCGACGGTCACGCAGACGACGCGCTCTGCCGCGCCGTCGCCAACGTCCTCGCGTCCGACGATGTTCGGCCGCTTACGGACTTCGTGACCGTGAGATCGGCCGAGATCCTGACGTACCGCGTACGCGCCAAGATCTTCACCTCCCCGGGACCGGATTCGAGCGTCGTCATGACGCAGGCACGGGCCAGGCTGAACGACTACGCTGCGGAAACACATCGCATCGGCCGAACCGTCACGCTGTCGGGACTCTACGCGGCACTGCATGTCGACGGCGCCCAACGCGTTGAGCTGCTGGAGCCCCTCGCCAGTGTCTCCGCGTCCGCCACGCAAGCGCCCTACTGCCAAGCCGCCAGCATCGAGCACGGAGGCATTGATGGATAGGCTGTTGCCTCCGAACGCCACGGTAGTCGAGCGCAACCTCGCCAAAGCGAGCGCCGCGCTGGGAGACATCCCAGCACCGCTCCGCGACATCATTCGGCCCGAGAGCGTACCTCTGGCGCAGCTGCCCTGGCTCGCCTGGCACCTCGGCATCGAAGCGTGGAAGAGTGACTGGCCCGAACAGACCCGGCGCGCGCTGGTGAAAACAGCGATTCCCATCGCGCGCAAGAACGGCACCGCCTCCGCTGTGCGGGAGGCGATCGCCGCCTTGGGCAGAGACATTGTCCTGCGTGAGTGGTGGGAAGCGACACCTCGTGGAACACCAGGCACGTTCGAGCTTGTCATGACCGTAGGGGAACGCGACGGGGACGGTGTTACTGCAGATTTCGTGACCGACGCACTCGCCGAGATTCATCGCACCAAGCCGGTTCGGGCGCATTACACCTTCATCCAGAGCGTCTCGAAAACATCCGCAACGGCCGTGGCGGCCGCGATCCGACCGACGCTCTATCGCCACTTTACTCTCTCGGAAGTCTAAATATGCCAGGAACGCTGATCCATCTCACAGAGGCTGGCCGCGCGGCGCTGGTATCCCCCGACAACGCCGGCACGCGGTCACGCCAGGTTCTGTCCATCGGTATCGCCAATGCCGCCTTCATCCACAGCGACGACCTTCTGACCCTGCCCAACGAGTACAAGCGCATTGAAACCATCGCCGGCATCAACGTGGCGCCCGATACCATTCATGTAACCATCCGCGACGACAGCGCCGACCAGTACCCGGCCTACGGCTTCGGCCTCTATCTCGACGACGGCACCCTGTTCGGCACCTACGTCCAGGACGCACCCATTCTCGAAAAGGCCGCCAGCGCCGTCTTCCTGCTGGCGGCCGACATCCGGTTCGTGTCCATCGATACAGCGCTGCTGACGTTCGGCGACGCCAGCTTCGCGAACCCCCCTGCCAGCACCGAAACGCAAGGCGTCATCGAGATTGCCACGCAGGCCGAGACCGACGCCGGGGCCGATGCGGTTCGCGCCGTCACCCCGAAAACACTGGCAACACGGCTCCGCTTCCTGGCTCCTCTTGCGTCCCCGGCGCTCACTGGCACACCCACGGCTTCCACACCGCCGGCCGGTGACGACACCCAACGGTTGGCTACCACCGCCTTCGTGCAATCGGCCGTTCGTGACGCGTCCATCGGACAGGTGGTGCTGGAGCCGCGAACCTCCGCCCGAGCTGGCTTCCTGAAGGCGAACGGCTCCCTTCTCAATCGGGACGACTATCCGCAGCTATGGGCCTTTGCGCGTGCGAGCGGTGCGCTTGTGACCGAAGCTGAATGGCAGGCGGGGGCTATCGGATGCTTCTCCGGCGGCGATGACGAAAGCACCTTCCGAGTTCCCGAGCTGCGCGGCGAGTTCCTGCGCTGCTGGGACGACGGTCGTGGCGCCGACGAAGCACGAGTGATCGGCACCTACCAGGATTCCCAGAATCTGCAGCACACGCATACGGCATCGACCACACCTGCAGGGCGGCACGGCCACCGGGCATGGGCCGACGCCCAAGGCTGGCACCAGCACAACGGCAGAACGCGGATTGCCGGAAGACACTCGCACGCGTCTGGTATCTCGCGCAACGTGATGATCTATGGCGGTGGTGGCCCGGCCGACGATATCGGGGAGAGCCGCAGGAGCGATATCCACACCTCCGACGCCGGCGAACACGATCATGCAATCGATCCCGACGGCACGCATGCCCACAATATTGGCGTGGCCGAGGTGGGAGCCCACAGACACGACGTCATCGTCGCATCCCACGGCGCGACCGAAGCCCGCCCTCGCAACATCGCGCTGCTCGCAATGATCCGCGCCTACTAGAGAGACTCTCATGCAACTTCACAAATACGATTCGCAGACAGGCCAATACACGGGCAGTACGCTTGCGGAACCAGACCCGTGCAATGAGGATCGCTGGCTGCTGCCGGCCTTCAGTACCGCGACTCCGCTCCCTGATCGCACACGCTACACGTGGCCATTCCATGTGGACGGCGCGTGGGAGCTGCGGCCCGACTATCGCGGCATCATGCTGTATCGCCAGGATGATGGATCCACTGCTGAAATTCTGCTGGCCGGCATCACACCGGAGCAGGCAGGACTCACGTCATCGCCCCGCCCTTCGGACGAGTATCACTTCATTGAAGGCGAATGGGTCATCAACCCACGGGTGCTGCTGGAACGCGAGCAGGAAGCCGCGATGGCCGAGTTTGACCAACGTATGGCACGTGCCAGAAAGAAGACTGCGGGCAAGGCCGACGCGCTGGCGGCCGGCCTGCTTGATCCCGTCCCGGCGGCTCTCTTCAAAGCGTGGGCGGCCTACCAGATGGCGTTGGTCACGGTGCTCGATCAGGAATTCTTCCCCGCGTCACGCGTCTGGCCCGAGGAGCCAGACGAGGATGCGGTTGCAACGAAGGCAAAAGGGACCGAAGGCGAGCAACCGGCTCAATATCCGTTGTGACTGGCTGCTGACGCGGCATTCCTGGTTGTATCACCGGACCACACATCACAAGCAGAACGACATCCACGCACGTGCGAAGCATCCTACCGGGGCGATCTGACTTTTGCCTGCCCATCCCGGAGGACTGCATGCCAACTGGCTACCACCACGGCGTACGCGTCGTTGAAATCAACGAAGGCACCCGCCCTATCCGCACCATCGCTACTGCCGTGCCTGGCATCGTCTGCACCGCCGACGACGCAGACGCGGCGGTCTTCCCGCTGAATCGCCCTATTCTGCTGGCCAACCCCCTGGCGTCCCTGGGCAAGGCTGGCAACAAGGGCACGCTGGCCCAGACGCTCGATGCCATCACCGACCAGGCGAACCCGCTGACGGTCGTGGTGCGCGTGGCCGAAGGCGAAAGCGCCGCCGAGACCACTACCAACCTGATCGGCAGCACCGACGCCAACGGCCGCTTTACCGGCATGAAGGCGCTGCTGTCCGCGAAGAACACCCTTGGCGTGGCGCCGCGCATCCTGGGCATTCCCGGCCTGGACAGCCTGCCCGTGGCCGCCGAGCTGGCCGCCATCGCGCAGAAGCTGCGGGCCTTTGCCTATGTGTCTGCTTTCGGCTGCGAAACGAAGGAAGAAGCCGTGGCCTACCGCTCCAACTTCGGCCAGCGCGAGCTAATGACGATCTGGCCCGAGTTTGTGGGCTGGAACACGGTCACCAGCTCCGAAGCGACGCTCTGGGCCACTGCCCGCGCCCTGGGCCTGCGGGCCAAGCTCGACAAAGAGGTGGGCTGGCACAAGACGCTGTCGAACGTTGCCGTCAATGGTGTGACGGGACTGTCGAAGGATGTGTTCTGGGATCTGCAGGATCCGGCCACCGATGCCGGCTACCTGAACCGGAACGAAGTCACCACGCTGGTCAACTTCCAGGGTTTCCGGTTCTGGGGATCCCGCACCTGCAGCGCGGATCCGCTGTTCGCCTTCGAAAACTACACCCGCACGGCGCAGGTGCTGGCCGACACCATGGCCGAAGCCCACGCCTGGGCGATGGACCTGCCGATGCACCCTTCCCTGGTGCGCGACATCCTGGAAGGCATTAACGCCAAGATGCGCGGCCTCACGCGAAACGGCTACCTGCTCGGCGGCGAAGCGTGGTTCGACGCCTCGATCAATACCAAGGACACGCTGAAGTCCGGTGCCCTCGCCATCGACTACGACTACACCCCCGTACCGCCGCTGGAGAACCTGACGCTGCGCCAGCGCATCACCGACCGCTACCTCATGCAGTTCGCCCGCGCAGTCACCGCGTGAGTGTTCGAACGGTCATCACACGAAGGAACAGACCATGGCGTTGCCACGCAAACTCAAGAACTTCAACGTGTTCCACGACGGCGTCAGCTACGTGGGCGAGTGCGAGGATTTCACGCAGCCCAAGCTGGCCCGCAAACTGGAGGAGTACCGCGCCGGCGGGATGAACGGCCCCGTCGACATCGACCTGGGCGCCGAGAAAATGGAAACGGAAGCCACCTATGGCGGCCTGATGCGCGAGCCCTTCAAGGCATGGGGCATCACGGCCGTCGACGGCGTGCTATTGCGCTTCGCGGGTGCCTATCAGCGCGACGACTCCGAAGCGGTCGATGCCGTGGAAGTCGTCATCCGTGGCCGGCACACGGAGCTGGACATGGGCGCCGCCAAGGCCGGCGACAACAGCCAGTTCAAGGTCAAGTCCTCCATCAGCTACTACAAGCTCACCGTCAACGGCGAAGTCTGGTGCGAAATCGACCACGTCAACTTCATCGAAACCGTCTTCGGCGTCGACCGCCTGGCGGAGCAACGCCGCGCGATGGGCGTATAGCCCTCCCCCCAACCACTTGTGTCTAAACGATCATGACCCAACCCACCACCGTAGACATCGACCTCGACCAGCCTATCCAGCGCGGCGAGCAAACCATCTCGAAGATTCAGGTGCGCAAGCCGGGCTCCGGCGAGTTGCGCGGCTGCAGTCTGATCGACCTGATGCGGATGGACGTGTCCGCCCTTCACCTGGTGCTGCCGCGCATCACCAATCCCACGCTGACGCAGCATGACGTCGGTAGGCTGGACCCGGCCGACCTGACCCAGCTAGGCACGGCGGTAGCCAGTTTTTTGCTGCCGAAGTCGGCCAGGGAGGAAAACTTCCAGACCGAATCGAGCACGCCGTCGCCGACATTGCAGTGATCTTCCACTGGCCCCCAGACGTGATGTACGCCATGGGGGTCGCCGAATTGATGGAATGGCGCCAGCGCGCCTACGAGCGTAGCGGATCCGACGAATGAGCACCCCGAGAAACCTCAGGCTGGAAGTCGTGCTGCAGGCGGTTGACAAGATGACGCGGCCGTTCAAGGCGATCATGGACGGCAGTACTGAACTGGCCAGAACGGTGAAGGCGGCCAAGGCTCAGATCAAGAGCCTCGAGGCATCTCAAAAGCAACTGGCGGATTTCCGGGAGCTTAAACGGGGCCTCAAGGACAGTTCGCTGGCTATGCGCAATGCCAACGATCACGCGGCCTCTCTGCGAGCCCGGCTGGACAAGCTTGATGCCCCCATGCGCACCAAGTCGCAGCTGGCGTCCCAGCTCAAGTCGGCCCGGGCGGCATACAACGCCAACATCGCTACGATCCAGGCATTGCAGCGCGCCGGCGCACACAGTTCCGAAGCCTACCGAAAACTGACCACTGAACAGTTGGCAGCTCGCAAGGAAGTCGTCCGCCTGATGGCAGCGCACAAGGCTGCCGCCTCTCAGGTGTCCGTCACGTCCACACAGTACCGCGCCCTGCAGCGGGAGGTCTCGGATGCGACAAACAAGGCCCAGAGGCTGCGCGGCGCGCACGCAGACAACATTCGCAAGCTGCGTGACATGCGTGGCGGCCTGACGGCCGCTGGCATAAAAACAAAGGATCTGGGCCAACATCAGCGCGACCTGGCCGACAGACTCGCCGGTGCAAACCAACGGCTCCGGCAACAGGAAGCGCTGCTGAGGGCGGTTGGCGACCGTCAACGGGCTCTCGCCGCTGCCCAAACCAAGTACAGAAACAGCATGGCAATGCGGAATACAGTGCTCAATGCTGGCGCTTCGACTGCCGCCGCCGGCGGGATTGTTTTGGCACCCGTCGCCAAGACCGTCAAGGACTACGTCACCTTCGAAGACGCCATGCTCGGCATCGCCCGTCAAGTGCCAGGCGCGCGCGACGAGCACGGCAAGCTGACGAAGGTCTATCACGACATGGCGCGCGAGATCCGCCAGTTGGGCAAGGACCTGTCGATCCCCACCGCCCGTATCGCCGAGATGGTCACAGCTGGCGCCCGCATGGAAGTACCGAGAGAGGAACTGATCGCCTACACCCGTACCGTTGCCATGATGGCCACCGCCTTTGATGCCGTGCCAGACGAGATCGCCGAGAGCATGGGCAAGGTCGCCAAGAACTTTCGGATCCCCACTGGCGCCATCATGGGCCTGGCCGACACGATCAACTACCTCGACGACAACGCCATCAGCAAGGGCAACGACATCATCAACGTACTGAACCGCACGTCTGGCGTGGTGTCCACGGTGGCCATGTCCGCGAATGATGCGGCGGCCCTCGCCTCCACGCTACTGACGCTCGGCGAACGCACCGAAACCGCTGGCACAGCCATCAACGCGATCACGCAAAAGTTCGCAGCGGCCGAGAAAGGCACGAAGCGATTTCAATCCGCTGTGGCCGAAATCGGTCTCTCCTCCGAGGCTATCCAGAAAGGCATGGGTACCGATGCGATGGGCACGATATTTTCGGTCATTGAGGCTATCCAAAGGCTCCCCAAGGACAAGCGCATCGGTGTAATGGTTGAGCTGGCCGGCATGGAGCACTCCGACACCCTGGCCAAGCTGGTCGACAAGCCCGACGAGCTGCGGCGCCAACTCGACCTTGCCAACGGTGGGAAGGCGAAGGGCTCCATGTCGCGCGAGTTCGCCGCGCGGCAAGACACTGTTTCCGCCCGCTGGCAGCGCCTGCAGAACCAGTTGTTCAACACCAGCAGCGCCGGCGGCGAGGCGCTGCGCTCGACGCTCGTCGGGCTGATGGATACGGTGGGACGCCTGATCGACCGCTTCGACGCCTTTACCCAGGCGCATCCGCAGCTGGTGTCCTGGCTCCTCAAAGGCGCCGCGGCCGTGGGTGCGTTGCTAACGGTGCTTGGCGCCCTGACGCTGGCACTGGCGGCGGCGTTGGGCCCGCTAGTGATCGTGCGCTACGGGATGTCGATGCTGGGAATCCAGCTCGGCGGTGGCGTGGGCATCGTTACCCGGCTGGCCGGTGCATTCAACTTCCTCATGAAGATTTTCTGGATCGTAGGTCGCGCCCTGATGCTCAATCCCATCGGCTTGGCCGTTACCGCCATCGCTCTGGGCGCCTATCTGCTGATCAAGCACTGGGAGCCTATCAAGACGTTCTTCCTCGGACTTTGGAGGGCCGTGACTGAGGCATGCGAGGGCGGCGTCGGTAGCGTGGCGGCAATTATCCTGAACTGGTCACCAGTTGGGTTGTTTTACAAGGCCTTCGCCGCTGTCATGAGCTGGTTCGGCTTTGACATGCCTGCCAAGTTCTCCGACTTCGGCCGGATGATGATGCGCGGACTGGTTGATGGCATCACCGGCGCGATTGGTTGGGTGAAAGACGCCATTGGCGGAGTGGCCGACAAGACCATTGGCTGGTTCAAAGACAAACTCGGCATCCGCTCCCCCAGCCGCGTCTTCGCCGCGCTGGGCGGCTTCACCATGCAGGGGCTGGAGCAAGGTCTCATGCGGGGACAGCAAGGCCCGCTGGGCGTCGTCTCGCGCGTCGCCACGGCGATGGCCGGCGTTGGGGCAGGACTTGCCATCGGCACCGGCCAGGCGACCGCAGCCGTCCGGTTCGACACCCGTCCGCCCATCGCAGGCCCCTCCCGCGCCGCGAGTGCCGCGCCGGCGGCAGCTCCGGCGCCGGTCGTCATCCACATCCACCCGCCGGCCGGCGCCGACGAGCAGCTGATCGCGCGCCTGGTGGCCGAGCGGATCGAGCGGCTGGAGGGGCAGCGCGCCGCCCGCGCCCGATCCCGGCTCACCGACAGGGACTGACCCATGATGATGGCCCTCGGGTTGTTCGTCTTCGCCCTGGAGACGGCGCCCTACCAGGAATTCCAGCAGCAGATCGGCTGGCGCCACCCGTCGAACAATCGGGTGGGTCGCCGGCCATCGCGGCAGTACACCGGCCTGGACGACGAGACAGTGTCGCTGTCCGGCGTGCTGCTGCCCGAGCTGAGCGGCGGTGACAACACCATCGACCTCCTGCGACAGATGGGCGACACCGGCCAGCCATACGTGCTGATCGAGGGCTCGGGCCGCTACTACGGCATGTTCGAAATTGACTCGCTGTCGATCACCCGCACCCTCTTCTTCCGCGACGGCAAGGCGCGGCGCATCGAGTTTTCCGTTCGGCTGACGCGAGTGGACGGCCAGGCCGAGGATGTCATCGGTGGCGGTCTCCTCGGTATGCTGCCACGCACAACACCAGGCCTATGACAGCCATCCCGCCGACCACCACCCTGCCCGACAGCATCTCCGGCACCGCCGCTGTGCCCGTGTACCGACTGATGCAGGGGAAGCACGACATCACCAGCCGCTTCCAGGGCCGGCTGATCTCCCTGACGCTGACCGACAACCGTGGCTTCGAGGCCGACCAGCTGGACATCGAACTGGACGATGCAGACGGTATGCTCGACCTGCCCGACAAAGGCGCCACGCTGTCACTGGCCCTGGGCTGGCAGGACACGGGCGTGGTCGACAAGGGCACGTACAAGGTCGACGAGCTGGAACACACCGGCCCACCAGACCGCCTAACCATCCGCGCCCGCAGCGCCGACCTCGCCAGCGGCCTTACCACGCGCAAGGAACAGTCGTACCGCGGCCAAACCATCGGCGTCATCGTCCGGGCCATCGCCGCGCGGCATGGCCTGACAGCCGCAATCGCCGCCGCCCTCGACCACCTGGTCATCGACCATATAGATCAGACCGGCGAATCGGATGCCAACTTCCTCACGCGCCTGGCTAAGGACCACGACGCCATCGCCACGGTCAAGCAAGGCAAGCTGCTGTTCATCAGCACCGGCGCGGCGCAGAGCGCGTCAGGCGTGCCGCTGCCCACCGTTACGATCACACGGGCCAGCGGGGACACCCACAGCTTTACGGTCGCGGATCGGGACAACTACAACGGCGTGAAGGCGTACTACCAGGACGCACGGCGGGCAGAGAAAGGTGAAGTGGTGGTGGGTGGGTCGACCGAGTCCAAGACCTCAACCGGTTCAGCATCGACCGAGAAGCCGTCGGCGGCTGACGTCCTGGTGAATTCCGATCCCGATAATGTGAAAGTCCTGCGGCATACCTATGCCACCAAGTCCAACGCCGAACGCGCAGCACGGGCGGAATGGCAGAGGATCCAACGTGGGGTCGCGTCGTTCCGGATCACCCTGGCTCGAGGGCGGCCGGAGGTGTTTCCGGAGTTGGCGGCGAGCGTGAGGGGGTGGAAGACGGAGATTGATGGGGCGGGGTGGGTGGTCGCAAAGGTTACGCACGCATACTCGGGGAATGGATTCACATCGGCGTTAGAGATGGAAGCGGCCACTCGTGGTACGGAAGTTGCCGACGAGTCCTGAAGGTCGTGTATCGACCCCAAGCGGCCTGTCAGGTTGCTCCGAAGCGGACACGCGCGCCGCGCTTTGGACGCCTCACAACTACTGACTAGGCGGCGAGACTAATGTTTGCCCATACAAGTCTTGGCCGGTGAGTTTGCTTGCTTCTCTCAGCAGACTTTCTAGCACGCAATACTCGTGACCGTAGTCCATCCTTCGCGTCGCCAGATCCATGCAGATCCAACGTAGCTCTGCGGTCAAATAGCCCAACGCGGTGGTTACTTCGTGGTCGTTCGGGCAAACTTCCAGCGCCATGCGACCCGAGAGAATATGCCTCCGCATAAGCGGCTGCGTGAATCTTCTCTCGTATGAGATCTGAGTTAACGCTCAAGATTGCCTACCCGTCCGTTAATAGGAAGAGAGCAATTTTCGATCATCTTGACGGAGATGTCGACCGGCCGCTCATGGCCGAACGCGGCTGTCGGCCCACCCACGCACGGACACCATGGTGCGAGCCGCGGCTAGCGATCCTTATCTGTGTAGAATTTCTTGCCGTACCGCTCTCTTAGCGCGTCAAGATTCCACTCTTCAGTCGCCCCTTTGGAGCCAACAATCAACAACCCCATATCCGGTGAGGCGAACGCCAGGATCACCATTATTTGAGCCCCATATAATTTGTTCTTGGCGATGCAGTCCGCCAGATCTGAGATCAATTTTGGGCAAACAAAATAGGGGGATGTCACCACAAGCGTCTGTGTCACTCCTCCCCAGTTATCATCAGAAATCCAGAAATCTTTGGTTCCGAACGAATCTTCCTTTCCATATTCTGAGCAGGTGACCCGCACTGCGTCATAGAGCTGTCTCCACTCTTTGCGATCAATGTCCTCATTCATCACCACCTCCCAATGGTTTCTTGATGAGCAACTGAGATAACTTCGAACTCGAAAGAATTCAGTCTAGCCGAGAGCTAGTCGGCTGGGTGAGCAGATCGGCCCCTACAACAGCCGCTTCTTGCCTCGGCGGATGGCCGCTTCTGGCCGGACTCGGCCGACCGACTGCACGCCGTTGTGGTCAGCAGTCGCAGACCGACCCATAACGGCCCGCCAGATTTCTCCAAAGCGGTCATTCGCAAGGCCTAGCGAGATGGCCCAGCCCAACGCAGGGAAACGTCTCGTAGCTCTCGGCGCTTGCACATTTTGTATATCGGCGCCGAATCATGTTCGTCTTTCCAGTGCCCGCGAGTTAGGACGGGTCCCGTCAAGCCGGAAGCCGCATCTCTCCAACAAGCTATCTGCCACAGGACGATTGTCATTAAGCCACATCGAATTGATCGAAGGCATGGCTACGTGTTGATCGCGTATAATCTTCCATCGCAAAATTTTTAATGCACGCGGAAATGCGGATTACTTTCGCCATTCTTGTAGCGGTTGCACTCTCTGGATGTACCGTCTATTCAAGGGTAAAACTATATGAGGGACAGGAAAGGGATACTGGCAGCGTGGCTCAGCTTTATGTCGATCCGCATGTGGCTGTGCATCGTTTCGATAGTAGGGTGGCTGGGTCTGGCGAGAGAGCTCTAGTACATTCCGCGGGGAAACGCCGAGAGATAATTGAAATGCTGCCCGGCGAGCATGAACTCGCAGCGCAATTTCTTCTTCTTTGTCGAAAGTCAGAAGTCGCAGAAATGCGGTTTCTCGCAGAAGCCGGAGCAAAATATCGGCTTACGTATGAGCTCGGACCAAATAGCGCTTGGTGGCGCCCCCAAATTACGAAGTACGATGGGGAAGAGATAGCGGATCAGGCGAGCATGCTTGATTCGATGTGCAACGTTCAAATAATCAGAATATACAGATAAGACGCCACGTTCAGCGCGTTGCAGTCACGGGAGTGCAAAGCAGTCCCCGCGCAGCAACTGCAGCGGCAAGACTGGGATTATGCGCAATCCAGGCCTGCATGTGAGCGGCCGCTTCTGGCCGGCCTCGGTCTACCGAGTGCCCGCTGCCATGGCCATCGCTCTCTGACCGATCCTAAGTTGCCAGTCAATTTCCCGCAAAGCGGCCGTTCGAGGCCGCGTCTTCTCCCCACCGAGCCCAAGCTGAGAGGTAGCTACTTGATTTCATGCCGAGAAACGGCATAACTTGCTCCCAGTGGGATCGCGCTACAGACGCCGTAAATAGTGCTTCAAGAAGTCCCGTGGCGACTAGCGCTAGCCGGTTCACATCGTCGCTATTCATGGCATCTTCGATCGCATCGAAAACTTGGGTTTTCTCAGTCGTCGATAGCGAATTGAAGTCGCGAGCAAGAGTTCGGCCAAGGCCTCCGTGCAGCACTGTTGGCGAAATGTCTTCGCCGTAATCTGCTATTACGCTCGCAGCAACAGCTCTGAGCAATTCTGACTGAGCAAGGACACCCAGGCGAGATTCCCATTCTTCCATAGCAAGCGCCTCGTACCGTCATCCCTAGAGTGTGGGATTGCTACCAATCTTCCCCTCTCCGTCCAACATCGGTTCCTGACCGGACCCGGTCGTCGACCCTCATTCACAGGCTAAGCCCGGCTCAAGGGGCGGTTTGCGACCCAATATAGATACTCCGTCTCGCTTTCATCGATCCTGGTAGGACTGGCAGCTCGACTGCTAGTGAAGACGGGACATGCACCTGCGGACTACGAATAGTCCGACCCAAACGCCTGGACGTTTACCGCTTTAGCTTCGAGTTCACCGGCCGCCGAAATGAAGCGCTAGCCCGTTTCGTAGGGTGCGAAACCAGTACTTGGGTTTAGATCCGATGGAAATTCGATACGAATACAGTCGATCTCGAATAAGACAGGCTCCATCGAGCAAGACCATTTGGCCGGCTATCAAGCGCTGAACAGGATTCCAGTGATGGGTGAATTCGACATGACAGTGCGGACACTTTGGATTTGCACCTGGACGGAATTGCCCTCCGCAGGGGCACTTCGGCAACGTGGCCGCAATACGGTCAAGCAGCTCCTGCGTGGGCTCCGATGGATACACGAGCTCTTTGTCTTGCTCGCGGTGAAGAACGTTTGAGCAGGTGTCGCAATAGAAGTGGGGAAAGCTCTCGCTCATACCACTTGATTGCCACGCAGGCGTTAATCGTGCGCACGACGGACACTTCATTGCGCCGATCCAGGGCGCGTTTTTTGCGTAGTGGACAACCTTCATAAAGCTCGTCCGATACGTAGTGCTTTGGTCATCTGCATTCCACACCGTTGGAAAAGTCGTTCAGACTACCCGAAAAACCGATATTCGCGACCGGCGGCAACTGGCCGGGCCCGGTTGTCGGCCCTCATTCACAGGCTTGGTCCAGCTCAATCGGCGGTTCGCGACCCGTCTCCGACATTCCCGCTCTGGCCTGCAATCGGCTGCTGTTTAGCCGAACCGGTCATTCGGTGCTACGCAGGCATGGGCGTGGACGCGCGATCCCGAAGCTATAGCTCGTAGCATCCGACGCTTTCGGAAAGAGGTTCGCTCACGTGTGTTGTGCAACCCCGACACCCCACTTCGGCGTATTTGGGCGAGGAGCGAGTCGTTGGTAGATTGTCAGCTTCAGTGAATTGGGGGAGGCGCTGTGGCTATCTTCGGCTGGGCGGTTCGGGCCTGCGCCGGTCTGCTGATTCTTTTGGAATGCAGCAATGCCGTCGGCGCAAGCGATACCTGTGCCCATTTCCACGAGGAAGCGGCTCGAATTGACGCTAACGGTGGAGCAGAGTCCCAGCGGGTGGTCGGAAAGACGACGCTCTGTTTCCCAGACCTTGGGCCATGCTCCCCCGGTAGTATCTCTGCAGAGCGATATTTGTCAGACCAACCCACTCATCCGGACACGGTAGCGCTGAAGGGTGAGCTACTGGCTTACGTCGGCGCGATGGGGCACATTTCCCGCATAGCGATTGCTGGAAGGCCCGTACCGATTGTGAGAGTCGCTCGATACGTTGGTTCGGCCAGGTGCATAAGAGATTCTTACTTGCAGCGTGCTGATGGCGGCTATCGGCTGATCAGGAGCCCTGATCTCGATAAATTGTCGGCGGAGGCTGGCAACTGTCGCGGGTCCTACGTTTTCTACCGCAACTGGCACAACGCGACGTTTGCGATTCTCATAGAGAATGCCGAGAAGTGGCAAGGCATTGCAGCGTATAGGGTAGACGCCACCTTACAACTCACGAGCGTCTGTTCGATGAGGTATGCGCGCTCAGCCGCGATCGCTCAATGACAACCTCGCCGAATCCGTTTGCTTCCGTGGCGGTGACAAGGCACATCAAAGGGATTGGGTAAAAGTTGTACAACAGGTAGATATTTGCAATGGAATTTAACGAATACGCGCGTCGGTCTGCACAATTGCAGTCAACTATTCGAGCGGCCTTCGCTATCGTTCCAATTCCGTCGGGTCATAGGCGGGATGATGGAATCGCAAACTACGAGGTGGACGATGATGTTCAGAAGTTCTATGGACGGATGTGGACGGAGATATCACTTGACCACTGGATTCGCAGCATAAGTCCTTCTGCCATCCGTCGCGCTACAGATAGTGGCTTCTTCAAATACTATTTGCCTTCGCTCCTAGTTGGGGTCCTACAGGACAGTGACTATTCGTACTTGGCACTGGACGCTCTGCTTCCGGATAATCCCAAGTATGAGCCTCGTTCTGACTGGAAGGAGTATCGAATGAGCTTTGCCGCAGAGCAGGCCGAGGCGGTTGTTTCGTTCCTGGAGTTGATTAAGGAAAGTAGTGCCTCCGACAGCGCCGAAGGGCATGCTGCGGATGCAGGGCTGGGCGGTTTGTGGAATTAGTACTTGCCTAAAGAAGATTCTTCGATGGCGCGCTCCATAGCCAGCCGATTCGGACGTGCTGCTTCACGTTCAAGTCAATACGTTATATGAGCGACCGTAGCCCTAGTCAACGTCGCTTCGTGACTGCACAACTGACGCTCGCGAGTCCATAGGCAATGGCCGAGACTGGCCGAACTCTGCCGTCAGCCGGCTCTCCAGCATTTCTTCCTGGAAGCGCCAGACTTCCCGCGCTGTCGCGTTGTTGTAAGCGTGTGAGCAACTACAGGCTCCATGTGCGCTCCCCGCACGCGCGCGTGACAATCGATTCGTCAGCAGAAAGAAAGACGCGGCGACGTGACTGGTGTTGGAGCACCAACCACGCCCCGTTCCAGCAGCACCAGCCTGCCAGTCCGGCCAGGGCCGCGCCACCTCGCGAGGCGCAGGCATCCTAGCACACGCTGGGAGTGCAAATCATGCAGGAAATCCGCTGCGGTAGCTGCAACCGCAAGCTTGGCATGGGGGAGTACATTCGCCTTGCCATCAAGTGCCCGCGCTGCGGCACGATGAACCAGCTGAGGGCCGAGCGCCCCGGACCCGAGAGCCCGCGAGCTTCGTGTACCGGAGATGCCCGCCATGAAGCTCGACCGCCTCTACCAAAGCAACGCCCTTGACATGCTGCGCGGGCTGCCCGACCAGTCCGTTGACCTATTCTTCACCGACCCGCCCTACTCGTCCGGCGGCCTGCATTCCAGCACCCGCACCCAGGCACCGGGCCAGAAGTACATCGGCGCGGACGTTAAGACCGTCTATCCTGAGTTCAGCCACGACAACAAGGATCAGCGGTCCTGGACCTACTGGTGCATGAACTGGCTGAGCGAGGCGTTCCGCGCTGCCAAGGATGGTGGCCACCTGGTCTGCTTCATCGACTGGCGGCAGTTGCCGAGCCTGACAGATGCCGTCCAGGGCGCGGGCTTCATCTGGCGCAGCGTGGCTGTCTGGGACAAGACCGCCGGCGGCGCCCGGCCGCGCCTGGGCGGGTTTTCGCAGCAGGCGGAATTCATGGTGCGGGCGACGAAGGGTGCGGTGCGTACCGACCATAAGGTGCATCTGCCGGGTGTGTTCGCGGAGCGCCTGCCACGGCCGAAATCTCACATGACGCAGAAGCCCGCCGGCCTGGCCCGCGAGGTCGTGCGCCTGGTGCCGGCCGGCAGCGTTGTCTGCGATCCCTTTGCCGGCTCAGGCACGTTCCTGGCTGCGGCGAAGGAGCACGGGCATCGGTGGGTGGGGTGTGAGATTGAGGCGGCGTATCATGCCAGTGCTTCTGCACGACTGCGGTGATCGGCTATGAAGCGGCCAGCGGCTCCACCGTAATAAAGAACAGTCCGAGGAACGTGTTTGCCGTGTAACGGATGCGAAGCCCATCTCGCTCCAGGATCACAGGATCGGGGTCGTCCTTGTTCTTCCTGACATTCGCGCTGAGTTGTTTTGAGGCGGTCACCATCCATTTCCCAACAGTATCGCCATTGCCCGCTTTCCCCCAATGCGGAAACGTGTTTGCCAGGACTTCCCCTACGTACATGGTGGCCTGAACCGCCGCCGGCTTGTCGTCGCTCGGTGCCCCGAACATCATGGTGTACGCAACCAAGTCGGCCGGATCTCCAACCGTTTCGAGATGGAGATACTTGCCCAACTTGATGGACTCGCGCGAGCTGCCGTCCCGCAAGGGGACGCTTGGGGAGCGTTCGATAACGGTGAGATTTCCCAACACCTCGTCGGTGCTACGGCCGATGGTGGCAGTGGTGACGGCGGCAGTTGCGTCCCCTTTTGCCTCCCCTGACTTTTCCACGGCTGGGCCAACTTGTTTTGAATCGCTCTGGTCCTCTGGACTGCCCACGCATTGAGCCAGTACGCCGATCACAACGGCGATACCCACAACACCGGCGAGCACCTCTTTAAGCTTCGACTTCCTCTTTACGCCGCAATGCGGGCATGCGGGTGCCTTGTCGGAGATTTCCTTGTTGCATTCGGTGCAATTCAACAGAGCCATCGATACATCCTCCCATTCCGGCGCAAGCCCGCATGCCAGAACATCAGGCAAACGGGTGTTCCGGGTTGTGATCCGTGGCGTCGACATGAACCACGGACAATTTGGGGGGCGCTTCGATTCGAAAAACCTAGATCGGTCGCAGCGCAAACTCCGACCATCTGTGAGCCCTGCCGCCGACCGACTCCAGGCACTCTCGGGCCAGGCCATCGGACATCTTGACGATGCTGCCGGCTGAGTATTGCCGACCATCGAAATGGCACTGGCTTGCCACCGCCTGAGCTGGTTCGCATTCCGCGAAGTGGCTTCGGACAGTGGCTACAAGAGCCCCGCACGCAGCCGCTGCGGCGAGGGCCACGGCCAGCTTGATCCGGCGGAAGCGTTGCGCTACTGCGGCGCACTTGTGGCACTTGGCCGAGGGCTTACTTCCGGGCTCAGTGCCGGCGTTGGCCCGCTCTACTGAGCCGGCCATATTTATGGCGTTGCTGACCTGCCCTGGCCCGCTGCCCGCGTGGTACACCACGCTCGACGCCATCACCACCTGGCCCACATCTCCGTCAACAACCAGATCGCTTTTTTCTTTCTTCATCGCATTCCCAAAAAAGAAACAACGACTGCGGTCGACCCCTGCCTTTTGGCGCGCGTCGTGGCACACGCCATGTGTGAGTCAATTCTTTCGCCTCTTTCGCATGTTGATGGTCAACGGCGCCGACACGTGCAGATTGCCTTCGACGAACTGGCCAACATCGCCTTTCACGGCGACACGTCGCACCGGCTCGGGCTGAATGCCGCTGAGCAGTGCCAGGACGCCAGCACGCGCTCTCTGGTCGACGTTGCGATATCCCGTCAGCAGCGCGCTCTCTTCCACCGACAACGCTTCCGCCACGCGCTGGCCGATGAGGATGTACATCACGTCGAAGCCTTCGTTGGCGATGGCGGCGAGGTAGCCCGCATCCGGCAACCGCTCTGACTTTTCGTACAGAACCTGCGATTTGGGTGTCACGCCGCCCAATACGGCAAAGGCTGCCTGAGTGAGTCCGGCCCGCTTTCGTTCCTCACATAGCCGTTCTCCGAAACTGCTTTCTGAGATGGTTTCAGTCATTGCAAAAACAAACCGATTGGTTAGATACTCGTGTTGTGCATCGCTAACTTTCACACAGAGTATATCCGCCATGTCTCGTGCGAAAACACCGGTAACGCGCGCCCCGCGAGGGGTGCTGAAGGACAAGCCAATCAGCATGCGTCTGCTCTCCCAGGAACGTGAGCAGCTAGAGCGGCTGGCACTTGTGGAAAACCGCTCGCTGTCGAGCCTAGCGCGGTTGATCCTGCTCGAAGGGCTGTCTGCCTACGAGTGCAAACCGGCACGCACGACCCCACTGCGGAGCGGCGCCAGATGATGATGCTCTGCCCTCACTGCGCCTACCGCCTGCAGATCCGCACCAGCCGCGCCGTCTCTCTGCTCTCCCGCGAGCTGTATGTCCAGTGCCCGAACGTCGAGTGCGCCTACACCTGCAAGATGCTGCTCTCCGCCGTGCACACCATCGCGCCGAGCATGATGCCCAACCCCAAGGCGTACCTGCCGCAAGGCAGGGCGCGCGGCACCCCGCAGGACACGCGGCAGATGGATCTGCTGCCCACGTAGCGGCCTGACTTTCCCATTCCGGTTTCTTTCGTTCACGGCGCGTCCAGCGGGCCGTGAGGGCCACCCTTTTGCCTGGATCTCATGGACCCATCCCTGCATTCCGATGTCACCAGCCGCCTGCTGCGCGACTACGCGTTCAAGCAGAAGCAGTCCGGCGCGAAGCTGGAGGCGGGCCACTGCCCATCCTGCGGCAAGAACGCGCTATGGGCGTTTGGCGATGCGCCGTGGGTGATCCGCTGCAACCGGCTGAACAAATGCGGTGCGGAGCTGCATATCAAGGATCTGTACCCCGATCTTTTTGAGAGCTGGTCAGACCGCTTCCGCCCCACGCCTGAGAACCCGAAGGCGTCGGCCGATGCGTACATGCGTGACGGCCGCGGCTTCGATCTGGCGAAAGTGCGCGACTGGTACACGCAGGAGAGTTACTACAGCCACGAACTCAAGATCGGCAGCGCCACGGTGCGCTTTGCGCTGGCGCCCGGCGCCTATTGGGAACGGATCATCGACCAGGCGCATCGCTTTGGGGACCGCAAGGCGACCTTCCACGGCAGTTACGCGGGGATGTGGTGGCAACCACCGGGAGCGAACCTTGGCGGCGCCGAAGAACTGTGGATTGTGGAGGGCGTGTTCGATGCCATCGCCCTGCTCCACCACGGCATCGCCGCAGCGTCGGCCCTGTCCTGCACGAACTACCCCGCGCACGCCTTGCGCGGCGTGGCCGAACAGTGCGCGGCCAATGGCAAGCCACGACCACGGCTGGTGTGGGCGCTGGATGCGGACAAGGCCGGCATGCGGTATGCCAGGCAATGGCTCAAGCGCAGTCGCGAGGACGGCTGGCAAGCCTCCATCGCGCTGCCAAGGCAGAGAGGCAAGAAGAAGCTCGATTGGAACGATCTGCATCAGCTGGACAAGCTGACCGAGCAGGACATTGCCGAGTACCGGTATCTGGGCGACCTGCTGGCCGCTCCCACGGCGGCCGAGAAGGCACGACTGATCTATGGCCGCACCAGCATGAGCCAGTTCGCGTTCGACTTCGAGAGCAGGCTTTACTGGTTCAAGCTCGACCTGGACGCGCTGACGCGCGAGATGGATGCGGTGCGCAGCACGCACAGACATCTCGATGAAACAGAGATCCGCGACGAAGCGATGCTAAAGGCCGGGGTAGTCACGAACATCGCGACGTGCCTGCCCACCGTCCTTTACTACCAGGCGAACGCGGCCACCGACGAGGCCTGGTACTACTTCCGCGTCGCCTTTCCGCACGATGCCGCGCCGATCAAGAACACGTTCACCAGCGCCCAGGTGGCGTCGGCTACCGAGTTCAAGAAGCGCCTGCTGGCCGTGGCGCCGGGGGCGTTCTACACCGGATCGAACGGGCAGCTGGACACTTATCTGAAAGAGCAAATGCACCGCATCAAGAGCGTGCAGACGATCAACTATGTCGGCTACACCAGGGAAAGCGGGTGCTATGTGTACTCCGATGTAGCGGTGAAGGACGGCAAGCTCTACACGCTCAACGACGAGGATTTTTTCGACATCGGCCGGCTGTCGATCAAGAGCATTCTCGGCTCGGCCGGCCTTTCCCTGAACACTGACCTGAAGGCTTTCCGGCACGACTGGCTGGACACGCTGTGGCGCGCGTTCGGCGCGAAGGCCATCGTGGCGCTGGCGTTCTGGCTCGGGTCGCTGTTTGTGGAGCAGATCCGTGAAGGCGACGGCATCAAGCAGAAGAGCTACCCGTTCCTGGAGGTAGTGGGCGAGCCCGGCGCCGGCAAATCCACGCTGATCGAGTTCCTGTGGAAACTGTGCGGCCGGCGCGACTACGAGGGCTTTGACCCGTCCAAGGCGTCTATCGCGGCGCGGGCGCGCAATTTCTCGCAGGTGTCGAATCTGCCAGTCGTGATGATCGAGGCCGACCGTGGCGATGACGGCGCCAAGGTCAAGGGCTTCGACTGGAACGAGCTGAAAACTGCCTACAACGGCCGCAGCTCTCGCTCGCGCGGCGTGAAGAATTCGGGGAACGAGACCGACGAATCGCCCTTCCGTGGCGCGGTGGTGATCAGTCAGAACGCCGACGTGTGCGCCAGCGACGCCATCCTGCAGCGGATCGTTCATCTGTACTTCGACCGCTCGGGCCAGGACGCCGACACTTTCGCCGCCGCCCGCGCGCTGGAACAGATGCCGGTGGAGGATGTGTCGGGCTTCCTGCTGTCGGCCATCCTGAAGGAAGACGACATTCTGGCGCGCTTTGTCGAGCGCATGCCGCACTACCAGGACACGCTGATACGAAATCCCGACGTCAAGAACCAGCGCCTGGCGAAGAACCACGCGCAGATCATGGCGATGGTCGACTGCCTGCCCATGGTGTTGCCGGTGCCGGCTGAATACCGCGATGCCGCACAGCGCCAGCTGGTGCAGATGGCCGTGGAACGCCAGCAGGCCATCGGCGCCGATCACCCGCTGGTGCAGGACTTCTGGGAACTGTACGACCACATCGAGTCTGCCGCCGACGACCAGGCGGTGCTGAACCACGCCCGAGGCGATGGCGTTATCGCCATCAGCCTGCGTCATTTCGAACAGGTGGCAAACGACCGCCGCCTGAACCTTCCCCCGCTGCCCGAACTGAAACGCGTGCTGAAGACATCTCGGCACCGCAAGTTCATTGATCTGCGGGTCGTCAACAGCGCGATCAACGCGCGATTTAACGCCGAGCACATCCATCAGCCGAAACGCCCTGCCACTGTGAAGTGCTGGGTGTTCGAGGATCGGCCGGCGAATTTGGGAGCTTGAGTATGTCTGCTTTTATCGTATGCATCGTTTCCCATACCGGCATCCGCAGCGAGTTCACCACGCTGGCGCGCACACGCCTGGATGCGCAGCTGCGCGCGCTGGATCGCCTGACCGAGCCTCCGCGCTTCTGTCGCGCATCCGCCATCGGGAGGGCTGCGTGATGTACGCCCTGCTGAATGTCTGGATGATCGCCACGGCCGTGGCGTCGGTCTACCTGTTCAACGCCGGCGCACACCGGGTGCGCTGGGGGGCGTTGCTCGGCCTGGCCGGGCAGCCTGCCTGGCTGCACCTGACGATGGCCACCGACGAACCCGGCATGTTCGTGGTCAGCCTGTTTTTCACGCTGTGCTACGGCCGGGGCGTGTGGGATGGGTTCATTCGCCAGGGAGACCGCCGTGGATAGACCGCTCGTCACCGAAGCGCAACTGCGACGTACGCACCGGGCACTGCGCATTGCCACCCCTTTCGACGCCATGTCGAACCTGCTGCGCCGCACCGTGGCCGCCGCAGCCCGTGCCATGGCTGCGCGTGACCAGGTTCGGCCGCGCGCTAATCCCATCGACCTGAAACGCCGCGCAGCCGGCGATTTTGAGGACTGACCATGCCAGCGAGTAAACATCGGAAGAACCGGCGGGCGCACCAGCCGCGTGTGGCCCGTCTGCCGTCGTGCTATCGATTTAGCAACAAGGCCGAGGTGGATCTGCAACTCATTCCCCATGTGGAGCTAAGCAAGATTCTGGACGGCACGGCCACGGAAAATGCCTGGTTCACGCTGGGCTTTCGTGTGAATGTCGGCCAGCTCGCCGCAGCTCTCTACTTCGCCGAGAACCGTGAGCTGCGCGAGGCGATGGATGCGGCGGTGGAGGCGATTGCTGCGGTGGGAAAGCGGTATCGGGCTCGGGGCCGGCTGGGGGTTACTGGAGACGAGTTCAGGGTGATTGGGCGGGCGCTGAATCTGACCGATGAAATTCAGCAGATGTGTACGAGGAGGGAGTTGTTGGAGGTGACGTTGGCGGTGGAGGACCAGCAAAACCACGGCGACAACGCGCCCAGGTGGCGCGCGGTGCATGCTCGTATCGACGGAGCGCGCGATGAATAACGGGGATCTGATCGAACGCATCGCCGTGGCCGTTGCCGATCATGTGCGGCCGGCGCTGCCGGTGAGCGTGGCGCTGTGGGATGTGGATCGGATCGCCGAGTTCCTGGTGCGCTCGCCCAAGGTGGTGCGGGAGCGGATTGTTACGCTGCCGGATTTTCCGAAGGCGATCCGGATTCCGTCCGTGCAGTCGGGCGGCGGTGCGGCGGCCAAGGCCCTGCCTCGCTGGAAGGCCTCGGAGGTGGTGGCCTGGGCAGAGTCGTACAAGGACAAGCCGCGTGGTCGTCCGCGCAATGCGGACTGACCACATGTTTCATCGTTCGCAGCGTCAGCCCAGGCGCTGCGCGATGCTGGACGCCGACTCGTTGTAGTAAGTCATCAGCTCCTGCAAGTTGGTATGGCCCGTCATCCGGGCCAGATCCAGCGGCTGCAGTTTCTTCGCCAGGCGCGTGATGGCTTCGTGCCGCGTGTCGTGGAACGTCAGGTCCGCGATGCAGGCCTTGTTTCTGGCCTTGCGGAACAGCGCGTCGCGGCTGGCCGGCACCAGGCTGAACAGCGGCGCCCCTTCGTTCACCGCCGGCAGCATCCGCAGCAGCTCGATGGCGCGAGTCGACAACGGCACCTCCCGCGCCAGGCCGTTCTTGGTCAGCGGCAGCCGCGCCACCCGTCGCTCAAAATCCACTGTGAAGCTGGTCAGGCCAAGGATCTCGCCTGACCGCATGGCCGTCTCCAGCGCAAACAGGAACGCCACGGCAACGCGCTGGGACGCCCGCACGACCGGCATGCCTTCTATGTACCCGAGGGCGATAAGTACCGCCTCGATCTCCGCCTGGGGGACCAGGCGCTCACGCGGCGGATTGTCGGGCGGCCGGCGCACCTCTTTCATCGGATCCGTCACCAGCCAGCCCCATTCGGTGCGCGCCACCTGCAGGGCGTGCGACAGCAGGGACATCTCGCGGGACACAGACGACCCGGCCACGCCATCGCGCAGTCTGGCATCGCGCCAGGCGGCGATGTGGGCGGGCCGCAGATTGACCAGAAGGATGTCGCGGAAGCGACTGCCCTCAACCTCCTTGCGGCCAATGAGGTCCAGGCGGAGCTTTTCCCACCGGGCGCCGCGCTTGGTCGGGCTGATCTTGCGTTGATAGTCGTCGAGGACGTCGCCGATGGTGTGGGTTTTGCTGCCCTGGCGGTTGTCGATGGAGCGAAGATCGGCCTCGCGGTGGGCCGCCCACTCGGTGGCCAGCAACTTGTTCGGAAAAATTCGGCTATCGCGCTGACCCTTGATAGCAATCTGCACTCGCCAGCCCTTCGCCACTTTCTGAAAGGATGCCATGGGGAATCCGTGGGGAAAAAATGGGGAGCGCGGGGTGATTCTATAGTGCCAGGAAGTGGCGCGCCTCGGCCGAGGTCAAGCACGCAAAACATCCGCCAGCCTTTGCTGGGCTTGGCTTCGCGGCGTGTAGTGCCACTGAATGGCGCGGAGTGTATAAGTTGCGATTACGCAACTTATAGGTGGATTGGTGCGAGGGAGGGGACTCGAACAACCGCGTAAATATTGCCTGTAGCGCACAACGGCGTAATACGGGCGTAACCGCTCGGAAGAGTCCAGGAATCACCGGCAGCGATATACTGTATGTCCATACAGTATTCACTTCGCCATGCCGCGCCTTGCTCCCAAGCCTCGCCCACCCGTCCCGCCAGGCGGTCTGCCTGTCAACCCGATCCTCCCGGACTACGACCGCTACTACACCCTGGACGACGCCGGCCGGCCGGTCCGGTGCTACGACTACACCGAGCATTCCATGTGGCAGTGCTGCGAGGGCAAGGCCTGGCAGATCAAAGACATCCTGCCGGCTTACGCTGTCGACGTCTGGACCTACTTCTCGGGCTGGGCCAGCCTGAAGGACGACAAGCCGCCCATGTTCCTGACGACGATCAGCGGCTGCCTAAGCAAGTCCTTTGAATCGGAGACATGGGAAGAGGCGGAGGACAAGCACCGGCGGGTACTGGAAAAGGTCCGGGCCACCCTGCCGCGCAAGGATTGACCCGTTCGGGTGATGGCGCCGCCGCCCGCAGCGTGCCATCCTCTGCCCCGCTGGGAAACCGGCACTACTTCGTTCATTCACTTCGCGCCACGACCACCCGGCCGTGGCTTTTTTTTTGCCGGCGTGGCAGACGCCTCTGCCTCCCTCCTCGGGGTGACTGTCCGAGCATCGGCGCCGTGGATACAATCCCGTTGGCCACCTGGCCGACTCCGGAGAACCACCGTGAAGCTGACCTTCGCCGCCCTGTGCGCCGTTGCATTGACCGCCGCTGGCTTGTCCGGCTGCGCCACCAAGAATTTCGGCACCCAGCCCGCCCTTACCGATTTCGAGCGCCAGAACCTCAGCTGCCGCGAGATTGACCTGGAGAAGGCGAAGGTGATCGGCTTCATGCAGCAGGCCAACAAGGAAAATCAGTTTGACGGCCGGGACATCCTGGCGGCCTTCGGCGACCTTGGAATCGGAAACTCGATGGCGCACTCCGCCGCCATCGATAGCGCGTATCGCCGCACCTACGATCTCGAGCTGGCTGCTTACAACAAGGGCTGCACGACGTACAAGCCCGTGCCACTGCCCGACCCGGTTAAATACGAAGAGCGTAGCTGATGGCTACCGACGGCGCGCCCTCACCTCCTGCTCGATGTCCGCCAGCCGCTTTCCCTGCTCCGCCGCCCGCTCGTCACGCCAGGCAAAGTCCCTTCTGGCATCGGCGGCCGTGTAGCGGTCAGACTCCATCCGCTCAATGGTCTTCTTCATGGCCACCATCTCGGTCTTGATCTCGATCAGCGCCGAGTTCGTGGCCTCCCGCTGGCCGAAGTAGGCGGCCATGGTGGCTACCAGCGCCACCAGCAGCCCCCAGAACGGGATCGTGGGTCTCTCCATTCGCACTGGCAGATGCTCATTCCCCTGCATAGCAGCCCTCCCTGGCTGTGATCGCGGAGTCCAGTGCAACCCAGTCGCGACGGAAGTTGTGATAGATCTCGGCCGCCGCGACGTACGCGCGGACCACCGCCCCCATGCTGTCATCGGCTGGCGCCGGGAGCTTTTCCGGAGGCGGCTTCCGCAGGCTGGCCGGGATCGGTTGGCACTCTGCCCTCGGCGGCGGCGACGAGGCTGCGCAGGACGCCAGAGCCAACGCGGCAATCACGAAACACGGGCTTTTCAACAATTTGGGGCTCCACTTGTTCCCGGATGGTCCGGTAGATGGTGACGATCTTTTCGCGGTCCTCCTCTTTGGCCGCGATGACTTCCTGGTCTTTGTCCACGAGCTGCTTGTTCAGCCGAGCCACTTCCTTGTTGCGCGCGTCGATGGCGGCCTTGATCTCCGCCTGTCCGGCACTGAAGCCACGTTGGTACACGTCCTTGCGCCAGACGAGCACCCCGGCAACCAGCAGCGCCACGGCGAGCGCGGCGGCTACTACGCCCGCCCCGATCCTGGCCAATGGATTCATGAGATCCTCCCCTCGCACATAGCGCGCTCAGTCTCCCGACGCTTCACCAGGCCTGGCAACTGCCGGCCGCCGGCGTAGACCCACCGCGAGAACTCGGCGCACGCGCCGGCGTAGTCGCCGGCATTGAACTTTCGGGCCATGGACGACTTGCAGTAGGCCGCCACCCCCACGTTGAACGCGAAGCTCGTCGCTGCAGCGAGCCGGTAGGTCTGGCCCTTCAGCCCCGGTGTGCAGGCCAGCACGCCGTCTGCATGCTCAACCAGGTCGCTATCGAGCAGCGACGAGCATTCGCCTGGTGTGTAAGGGCGGCCCAGCACGGCGGTCTTGGTATGGCCGGCGCATGCCGTCACGATGCCGATCGGGTCCTTGTAGCCGCGTAGCACAACACCTTCGAACTTCGGGACGTACGACAGCAGGAGAGCCGCAGCGCTGGCGCCGACGGACGCCTGCAGGGTTCGCTTGGCCGCTGGCTTCATTCGTCAGACTTCCGTGCGTCCTGGATCTCCTGCAGGATGGCCTGCAGGTCCGGCTGCGAAACAACGCGGGCGAATGCCGCACCGAACGACACGAGTGCTGCAGCCAGGGACACCAGTGCCGGACGGCCAGTGAAATACAGCTCAAGGCCCGCTTCCGCGCTCGACATCACGCCGGCCAGCAGCGAGAGACGCACGCTCCAGAGCTTGGGGAATTGCTTCTTCCAGTCTTCGATGAGTTGCATGGGACCTGCTCCAATAAAAAAGCCACCCGAAGGTGGCTGGAATCAGCGCGCGGCGACGCGCAACTGGGCGGTTCGTCGATCCGTTCGGCCGCTGGATGTAGTGATCTGGCAGGACACGTCATAGAAGGTCTCCGCGATACCGCTACCCAACCAGAAGACGACCTTTCCGGCCTGCACGGAGGTCTGCTTACCTTCAGGATTGATGGTCAGGCCAGCTGCCGCGATCACTGGCGTGCCCGTGATCGTCTCCCCTTCGGCCAGCCACGCCGACCAGTCGAACGCGTAATCGAGCACGGCGGCCGGGTCTTTCGGCGGGAATGCAGCGGTCATGATGGGATCTCCAAGACGCGGAGTTCGTGGCCAACGATTGCCACGCACGATTCCGCTTGGATGCTGACGAGCCGGGCCTCGGCGGTCATGGATACCGACCGAATCTCGGACAGGACGGAGATGGCGCGCGTTTCTGCGAAGACGGTGATAACGATGGGATCGGGCTCGATACCGCCGTCGACGCGACCAGTCGCGCTTGCTATGTCTGCTTGCTGGCTGCTCGCGGCTACACCAGAGACGGAACTTGCCGCCACTGCCGATGCCGCGCCTCTCGCCTGGACTGCGCCGGCCGCCCCGGAAACTGAAACGCCACCGGATGCTGAGGCGACGTTCCTAGCCTGAGTACTGGCTGCGCTGCCTTGCGATACGTTTCCGATCGCCCCTGTAGTGTTCGCCGCATTCGGTGACTGAGCGGCGGCCCCAGTGCCAGAAGTTGCGGCGGCCCCAGATGCGATGCCAGTGTTCGGCCGCTGCGCGATCGCCGAGGCGCCCGACGCCACTACTGCCCCGCTGGAAGCTGCTCCCTGCGCTAATTGCGTGGCGGCCGCAGAGCCAGAAACCGCCACTGATCCGCCGCCCGAGGCTGCGTCCTTGTTCTCGGTGACGGCGCCTGCGCCTGCAATGCCAACCGCGCCTGCTGCCGAGCCTACGTCGTTCGACTCTGCCGCCGCGCCCGCGCCGGCAACTCCGACGGATCCGGAGTCCGCCGCTGCGTTACCGCGCTGAGCCGACGAAGCCGTTCCGGCGATGCTCACCGATCCCGATGAGGCGCCAGAGTTCGTCGTCTGCGTGGATGCCGCAGTGCCAGTGCTTCCTGATGCGGCGGTATATGTGATGACAATCTGCCCATCACCGCCCTTTCCGCCCTGGTTATTACCAGAAGCTCCCCCAGCCCCGCCGCCGCCTCCGCCTGGCGCACCCCCCGCGCCGCCGGTTTCCGGCGTGCCCGCCCCGCCGCCAGCGCCACCCCCACCGCCGTTGACGTTGGCAGCGCCAACTGCCCCAGCATTCGCGCTGGCCGTACCGCCCGCGCCGCCGCTGCCATTATTCCCAGCTCCGCCAGCTCCGCCGTTCGTACTACTGATGCCGGCGCCCGCTAGCCCGGCGCCATTCGGCCCACCGGCGCCGCCGCCACCTGCACCGGCCCCCGACGGGCTGGTGACCGCCGAGCCGCCCGCGCCACCTGCAAATTTGGTCGTGCCGACCCCGGCCGTGGTGCCGCCCGCGCCTGCCGCACCCGCAGCACCGCCGGATCCGCCGGATCCGCCCTTAGCGCTACAGGACGCGCCCGCGAGCGTGGTGCCGTTGAACCAGGTATCGCCGCCGGTGCCGCCGTTACCGTCGGCCGCCGCCCCGCCCGCGCCGCCGGCGCCGATCTGGTAGGTGACGGCCTGCCCCGGCGTTAGCGCCAGGTTGGCGATCTCCGAGAAGGCGCCGCCGCCACCGCCGCCGCCGGCGTGGCCGCTGGCACCGTTGGCGCCTCCGCCCCCACCGCCTGCCCCGTGCGAGCGCACGGTGTTGATGTTGGTCCAGTCCGGCGGGACTGTCCAAGAGGTGCCGCTAGTTAAGACGATAGTCGGCACGATGGACTACCTTTAGTTGGCGTTGGTGTAGGTGCTGGATGTCACGCTGACCGTCTGCCCGGTCGCGATGTTGGTGTTGTTGATGTTCAGGTCGGCGCCTGAGATACCGACGGTACCGTCGATATGGGCCGTTCCGCCGGACGTGCGGAGCCGATACCAGGTGGCGACGGTGCCAGCGCCAGCGCCAGCCGTGCCGGTTCCGTTGGAGATGGCGTTAAGAGTGAGCACGCCACCCGAGGCCGCCGGCGCGAACGTCGCGTTACAGGTCAGGGACGCCAACAGTACCTGCGAGGAGACGGCAGTGTCTGGGCTCGCCGGCTGCGACCCGCTATAGAGATCGAGTACCGCATTCGCACCAAGGGTTGACGTGATCGCGTTCTGTTGGGCGTTCTTCAGAGCAGCCGAGTACTTCAAGTTCGATGCCATTTGCAAACTCCAGAATTAAAAAAGGCCGCTCTAAGGCGGCCGTTGGGAGCACTGCGACTGGCGGTTACGCCGGCTTCACCGGCCAGTTGATGGTGCGCGGGAATCCGGGCTGCGACGTGATCGCGCGCAACGCCTTACGGTATTGACTCAGCGCAATGCGCTTGACGTCTTCCCCCGGCGTGTTCTCGCCGAGGAAGAAGCTATCGATCAGCGGCTGCATTTCCGCATCGGCTTCTACGAGCAGCGCGTCACGCTTCGCCCCGGCAGCCGCCGTCAGCTGCGAGGTCTCCAGTGCTTGGTCAAGCGCCCATTCGTCGTTCTGCCAGACGTGAGCAGGGGACGGGCGCGGCTCGTCCGTCAGGAACGGCAGCAGGTCGCCGATACCGTTGTATTCCGGCCCCAACTCGAATGCCGAGCCGTCTGCCGTACGGAACAGAGGCGTGCTGCGATAGTCAGGCACCAACGTCCATGCGCCGTCCGGCCAGTTCTGCGGTGCGATCCCGGACGGCGTCCGGTAGACCGCTACCCTCCCAGTTGACGCGTCCGGAGGTGCCAGCTTTGTCGCCCAACCGCTCACAATCGGGTTGTCCGGCTCCAGCGGGTTGTCGTCCGCACGACCGGTGCCCAGATATTCACCTGTCAATGGGTGGTAGTTGTAGATGTCCATGGGATCCCTCTAGTACTTGATGCAGGCCAGCAACGCGATATTTCGGGGACGGGTTTCCGTGCCTCCGGTGGAACTAGTTTGACCAGCCGGCGTTCCACTAAACCCGGGCATACCAGCGCCCACAGACGTTTGAGTCAAGTTATTCGCACCCCAGTTGTGAAAGTGAGATTTGAAATCGTCAGCCTGCGCGCTACCAAACGTGCGCCCGGCGTCGATGCCTCGACTGTCGTCCCACACCCGGATGAACTCGCCTCTCAGTTCCGGAACGTTGAACGTGGTAGAACCGTCGCCCGCGCCGAACGTAATGCCAATCTCAGCGAAAAGGTCAGAATATGTCGCCCTGGAGACTGCGCCACCGTTGCACTTCAGGTAGCCTGCCGGCGCGGCGTTCTTCCCGTGATAAACGATCGCGCCGGGAAGGATGTGCCCAAGGTTGGCGACGCCGAGCAGACCGAGCGAGATCCACGCGGTGTTCGCTGCATTGCGCATCTTCAGAACGCCTGCACTGGAGTCCGCCCAGAATTGATACGGGAACGTCGCCGTTGGGGCAGACGTGCCAGAACTGTTGCCAGCCAGCGCCTGCAACGCCAGATTCAGGTCAGCGCGGAAGCTGGCCCCAGACTGGTTGGCAATGTCCATGTCATGTTGAGACATGCTTTTCCTCTCTCGTTAATAGCCTTTCGCGTCCCAGTCGAATCTGCGGGAGATCGGCGTACCTGCTGCGTTGAAGAAGTTGACCGTGAATCCGGCCTGGCCTGGCGAGGTGACGGTGAAGTAGTCGCCCTGCGCCATGTTCTGGGCGGTGACGCCAATGGCTGGCACGATCCGAAATGCCCGGTCAAACGTCACGAGCTGCGGGCCGGCAGCAGACACCACGCCGCGCGCGTAGTCGATGCGATCTGGCATATCCACGCTGACCGACAAGCCAGTCACGACGACGTTGTGCGTAGCCGACTCGCTTGCCATGTCGACTTTCCACTGGAATGCGCGGGCCTCGTAGTCACCCATGGCAAACCGCTGCCATTCCGTCCAGGCGGGCGAGCCGGCGGGGTCGTCCTCCGTGGTTCGCACATACAGCACAACCGACGTGTCGTTAATCAGGGCTCCATCGATGTCCAACCACGAATCAATGAGATCTGTGCGGAAGTCGATCATGTCGCCGGTATCAAACGACACCGCGTCTATCGTCGCCGTCAACCTGGACTTCTCGACCACACCGAGATCCAGCGACTGAGCGAAAGCGTAAGACCCACTTCCAACGACACCACCGAGAGAGTCGATCAGCCCCCAGCCGCCCTGCCCGACCACGTCGTCGATCTTTCCGAGCCCATCGATAGCAGGTTGGGTATCCCACAACCCTGTCGCATCAATCAGCCCCTGATCATCGATCAGTCCAGCACCGACGAGCTTGATACCGTTGAGCGCAGGGTCCAGCACCACGTCCGTCTTTGCGCCCGCGAACGTCGGATGTTCGGCGACGGTTGCGACAATGTTCAGATCCACCAGCGACGGCGCCGTGGTGATCACAATGTCTGCCTGTGGTGACTCGTGCCCGGTCGAGTCGATCCACTTCCCGAGATACACCCCCGTCAGCAGCGGCAACTGTGCCGAGTTCGCCGCGCCCGAGATCAACCCGCCGATGTCGATGGCGCTGCCCCAGCTCGGCTGCACCAGATCCGTCGTGTGCCGAATTCTTGCCTGGCCGCCATTACGTACGTCCAGATCAACCGCGCTGTCCCACGTCAGATTGGCCATGCCGTTCAGGGCATTCAGCGACAGGCCCGTCATGTTGGCCGGCGGCGACAACTTCCCGACTACGATGTGGACCACGGAGTAAGTCCAATCCGGACTGCGAACGCCCAGGGCTGAAACAAACCGGCCCCTGACCACGTACGGCTTGCCGTCGTCCACCGGCGAAATGTAGGTGCTGGTCGTGTCCGCGGTCAGCGGCGCGAGCGGCGTCCAATCCCCGCCATCGGCCCGGATGTACTGCATCTCCACTCGGCCAGTCTGCGCGAGCGACGATTCCCGAGCCGGCGGCCATGACACAAGAATCCGTGACGTCACCACGCCGCTCTGGCTCAAAATCAGCTGATCCTCGCCAGAATCCATGCTGATCTGGCCGAGCGCTTCCACCACGTACGGGTCCGGAAGATTGGTGTCCGGCGCCGGGTCTGTTACTGTCGCGTCTCCGTAATTCCAGTCGTAGACCGTTGAGCCTTCCTCGTTCAGCACCAGGTCAATGCCGCCATCGGAGCTCATCTTCCACGACATGACACGGAAGACCTTATTGGTCCAACCGAACTTGTCCAGCTTCAGATAGACCGTGCTGTAGGCCATCAGCCGAAAGGCCGTCAGCTTCGCCGGGAAGTCAACGACGATGCCTTGCCGCGACCGCTCCAGGATGATCTTGGCCAGGCGCTGGGCCATGATCGCGTCCGTAGTGAAAGGCAGCTCTATGTCGCGCTCGATGACCTCTCCGTCCTGCGTCGCATAGGTGGAGTTCTTTACTGCCGAAAAATCCGAAGGCTGCCATGCGTTCGACGGATCAACGAAAGTGCCCTTCACGACATTGAACAGGTCCTTGCGGGAGATCCGAGGTGATACCTTGACCGGTCCGCGCAGGTCATCTTCCGTGAGCGTGACCGTTGGAATGTCGTACGCCCCCGCGAAAACGCGGAAGACACCTCCACTGATCACGATCGGGCCGCCGCCCGCCGAAGCCATCTCCGACAAGTTGTCACGTGGCGACTTGTCCGACATCACCACCCCATTGCAGCGATAGCGGAACTGGCCAGCGCCGCCTGCCAGGGCAACAGTCTCGTCGCTGATGTTCGCCGCAGTCACTACCGACTGCAGATCGATGTCCGAGTCAGCGCATCCGAAACCCCGCTCGTCGCGCAGGTAGTCGTAAACGCACAGCGCCCAGTTATCCGTGAACGCCGTGATCCCCTTACGTGGATCATAGAGCCGCTTGCCTCTCACCAGCGCCTTCACATTCGGAATGCCGTTCGGGAACAGATCCGAGTTGTATTCCAGGCGGACGTAGATGTAGCAAATTCCCTGCAACCGGTGGTCATATGTCCAGTCTGACACCTCGGAAACCAGATCGTTGTCGGCGGCCTGGTCGGCGCTGCCCAGATGCTTCTTCACCCTGACGAAGGCGCGTACATAGCGCGTTTCGTAGTTCACGGTGACAGACGTGGTGTCGGGTGACATGCCGCGCATCCGAAGCGTGGGGCTATTTTCGTCCCAAGTGAAGTCCTTGACGACCTGCGAGGACCCATCCGAAAGGTTGGCCACCACGGAGATCACGCGCCAGATAAAGTACGGCATCGAGATGACCGCTTGTTCACCGCCACCCATGCTCACGGGCATGACGTCCGTACGCACCTGACCGTAGTTCTTCATGAACTTGCTGTTCGTGACATACCCACTGCCGTCCAACGGCCCGACCGGATCCTCCCCTAGATAGATTTCCTCGATCGCGTCGCACTCATGGTCTGCCAGCGCGATAACCAGGTGCATGTATCGGTTCTTGGCGTCACCCTCGTCGGTGCTTGCCGCAAACACCAAAGGGCCAGATGTCATGGCCCGGCCGTAGATGAGATTGCGCGGCTGGATATTGGACCGCACGACCTGTGAGCGGCCTTGCGCCTCTGCCGAGAAGCCGTTCTGACTGCGGGGCTTGAACACCGCGCCCATGAGGGAGCCAATGGCGAAGGAAATACCAAGCGATACCACCGCGAACGCGGCGCCGTACGCTATCGTTGCAGCAGCCACAGCAAATGCACCGGCCGCAACACCACCTGCTGCACTAAAGATTGCTGAAGCTACTGCAGCTGCTGCAGCTGCTGGCATGCGCTTCTCCTAAATTTTCCATGCAGCCTTTGCGGCGCCAATGGGATGGAATTCGAGACCGACCTCACCTTGCGCGGCAATCACTTGCCCAGTGCATAGGGCAAGTGCCTCTCCGGCCGGCGTATCGATAAGCACCACATCGCCACGGCCAGCCAGTGGTGTCTGAATCGGAGAGCCGAAGGCCAGTTCCGCCAGCCCCGCCACTCCGCCGTTGTCTCGCAGGAGCCGGCGCGCTCCCTTCTCGCTCGTGTACAGACCGCGCCAACGGGCCGCAGGATCCACACCGGTAATCGCTTCCACGCCGTCACAGACAAAAAGGCAGCAGTCGGATTCGCCCCAAGAAAAAGCCCGCTCTCGGCGGGCTTCGACAAAGGCGGCCAGTCTCGTAGGCCAGTCATCCAGACGCATCATCCACGCCCCCAAGTCAGGTTTTTCTCTACCATCTGCGCCACGAACTCGAGGCCGCGGTCCCCCGGATAGCGGCTCTGCTGATCCTCGTTGTTAAAGCGACGGGTTCTCGGTCGATCCCAGGAAACCATGCGGGACTCAGCCGAAAGGGTGATTGTCGCCGTATCGCCCACTTCCGTGTTCATCGTGTCCATCCGTCCAGAGAACAGACGCGTTGGCTGCACCACGAGCTGCATGTCCTCGCGGAGCGGTGCAAACCATATCTGGCAAGGCTTACCCTGGTACTGCTCCAGCAACGAGATCGCGACCATATCGCTCGGGACGCCAGTCAAAGTCAGGCTAACGCCGATGGCCTCCAGGCCCGCCTGCTCCTCGACAGGCTCGATACTGCCGAGTGCACCGAGCCCCATCCACGTAAATCCGTTCCAATCCATGTCATAGCCGGCGCTGCAGACACGAAGCGGACTCGAGAACCCCAACTCCACGAAGAACAGGTATGGAACATGGCCGGAAGTAACTGCCGAGACAGTCCCTCCATCCAAGGCGCGCGTCATAAGAACACCTCAATCATCCCTATCGCCACAGAGTCCGAGAACCTTCCCTGGACGACCGCTATCCCGTTTTCGTCTGAGGCCAGCATCATCGTCGCCCGCGGCTTGTTCAGCGTGATCACCGAGTTTGCCGCCGGAGCCTTTCGGAACGGTGGCGATACCGGAACACTAGCCAGCCCACTCGAATCGCTGGTCACGTCCGCAGTAACCATCTTCAGTTCGCCATTTACGGCTAGAAAATCTCCCGCGCGCAGGACCACCGTTGAAGCTGGCCAAGACTTGGTCGGAAGTGATTTAAAGTCCGTCAGAGTTCCGTTGACAAGCGGGCTGTAGGGAGAGCTACCAGGCCGCCCATGCGGCCAGATTGTGAATCGACCCGCCATGCCGTTGAGGGCGGCAAGGAAGGCCTCCAGCCGACCACGATCGGGATCCTTCAGAGGCGGGAACTCCAGTGAAACCTTCCATCGCGCACCAGGCCGCTCAATGGTTTGCGACGAGCCGTTAAGCGGCGACGTGAAGCTTTCCGTATTCGACTTCAGGTTCCACGTCGCCTTCGACGGAACAATGCCGTCAGGCCAGTCGAGGACTGCCATGCTTATCTCCTGGCTGTTTGGCTGATGTCTCCGCCACGCGCGAAGTTCTTCTTGACCTCCGCGACCGCGGCGTCCTTCGCTTGCCTCATTGCCGTCAAGATCACCGCCTGGTCGGAGCGACTGTCGATGTGGATGTTTTGATTGATCGTCACATCCCCACCACCAGCCGCGCCGACGCTGCCAAGCGCGCCGTTCGGAACAATGCTTCCAGAGGCAGGGGGCACGAACAACTCAGGGCCGACTTCCCCGACGATATACGGCTGACCAGCATTTACAGAGCCGCCACCGGCGCGCATTTCCACCCCGGTTACCGTGCTCATGTCCACAGGGGACGTACTGGAGATGCCCGCCGTACCGGTGTCGGTACCGCCGGCGCCGCCCAACGCGCCGGTGGCCAGCCCTACCAGTTGTCCGAACAGCCCTGACAACGCCGCGCGAGCCTGAATGCGGATCAGGTCCGCAATCACCGCCTGGGCGAAGTCGCCGAAGTTGAACTTACCGGTGGTCGCGAAGGCGACAATGCCGTCCTCCATACGTTTGAACGCATTGGTCGCGGCATTGCTGGCCTGAGCCATCGCATTGCGCGACGAATCAGCGTAGTTGGCCATGGCCTCGGTGGCGCCGTTCACCCAGTCCGTCTGCTTCTCGCGAAGCGTCGAGTAGTAGGTATCGTAGTCCGCCAGCGACTGCTGGAGGCCGTCGCTGATGTCCTTCTGCGCCTTTACGTAGGCCTCGGAGTTGCGCGCAGCCGCCGGCGTTGCCTTCTCCAACTGCAGCTGCAGATTCTCGTACTGGGTGTGGATCGACTTGACTGCCTCCGCCTGGCGCTGCGCCTCACCGCCGCGCCCGATGGCGTCCAGTTGCCGCTGGTACTGCTCGTTCTGAGACTTCTGGTAGTTGCTGATCTGGGCATTTACTGCTGCCGACCGCTCCTCCAGCTTGGCGATGTCCTCCTTCACTTTAAGGCGCCGATCATCGGCGACGTACTGCTGAAGCGTCGCTTTGATTTCATCTTGCCGCGCCAGCAAGCTCTTCTGGTCCGCCGTGAGGATTTTCTTTTCCTTCAGGTCGGAAATGTCCTGGAGGAACTTGGCCTGCATCCTTTCGGCGTTTGTCAGCTTGTCGCTCGACTCCAACGCGGCGCGGGTAGCAGCGTCCTGATCGCGGATTTGCTGGATGAAACGAGTTGCCGCGTCATCCTGAACGGCCTTGGCCTTCGGGGTTTTCGGATCCTTGTACTTGTCGTTGATCCCCGCCACCAGCTTGGCATAGTCTTCGTCCGAGAACTTGCCGCCACCGGCCAAGATCGCCTCGCGGTCCTTCTGCAGCTTCTCCAGCTCCTTCTGGCGGCGCTGGGCGTTCGACATCACCGTGTCGGCCATCTTGTCGACACGCTGCTGGGCGGCGATGGCAGCTTCCTGCCGCTTGGCGTTCGCCGCCTGCGTCTCAGCCGCCCGTTGCTCGATGCGCTGCTGCTCTTGAAGTAGTGCGACCTGCTGATCGATTTGCTTGACGCGGCCGGCGGCCAGAGGGTTGCTCTGGATGTCACTACGCTCGCCCATCAGCGTGTCGATCCGGTCCTGCAGCGTCGGGCCGGTAGACAGTCCCTTCTTGGTTTCTTCCCAGAAGCGGGAGACTGCCGCGGTGGCACTGCGCCACGCCTGCTCAGCCTTGGACAGATTGGCGACAGAAGAACTGGCAACCTGGGCCGTCGTGGCGTCAATTACCGCCTTCAGGGCGGCGTGCTTGTCTCCTGACTCCTGCAGCGCCACGATGTGCTGGTAGGTCGCCACGTCCATGAAGTGCATGGACTGGTTGTGCTCTGCTGCCCACTTTGCCGGATCTTCGGCCAGCTTTGCGTAGTCCTTGCTGACGTTTTCCAGCGACTCGCCCGTTGCCCGAGAGGTCCGAAGGATCACCGCGGCCAGCGACTCCATCTCGCTGGAGGTATAGCGTCCGCTCTTCGTGAGGTCCAGCAGCACGTCACGCGCATCGCCGAACGATGAATTGGCATCCGAAGCCACCTGGCGCGCCAGCCCCTGGAACGACGACGCGGTCTGAGCGGCATAGTTACCCGTCAGAGCCAGGGTATTGTTGAACTCCTTGGCTTCCTTGTTGCCTGCGTAGAACGCATAGCCCAGCGCTGCCGCTGCAGCGGCGGTGACCGTCAACGGATTAATCAAGCTGGACACGTACGTCCCAACCGCGCGCACTGCCGGCCCGATGCCGCCGAACATGTCCTTCAGCTGACCACCCTGTTGCGTCAGGATCAGCAGCGGGCTCTGCCCGCCGGCCAGCTGCGTCACAATGTCCGTCATCTGGGCCGGCACCATGCGCATGGCGGCGGCCGTCTGCCTGGCCGATACGCCCACGCCCTCGAGCGCGTCCTGCACCTTCTTTCCGCCGCCGGAGTTGCGCTCCACCTCTTTCAGCTTGTTGAGGTAGTCGGCGACGGCCTCGGTCACGCCCAGCTGGGCAGCCTTTTGCTCGAGCAGCTGAACACGGGTCTTGCCGGCCGACTCCGACAAGCGCGCAACCTGCTGGACGTACGCGTTGATCGCACGTGCGCTGGCGTCGGAACCGTTCTTGGCCGCCTCTGCCACTGCGTCCTGCGCTGCCTTTGTGCGGCGTGCTGCCTCTTCCTGCTTCGCAATGAAGGCATCAGCGCTGGCCCGGGCCTTGTCCAGCTCGGCCTTGTATCCGCTGGCGTCAGCTGTGACGCGAACTACGGTTTCATTTGCCACCGGAAAACTCCTTCGCCTTTTGCTGGATGACCTCGTCGACTGCGGCGGAGGCGGCCTTCCGCTTTGCCTCGAAGCCGGGTCGGAGGAACGGCTGCGCGGCCATCTTCGACGTGCCGTACTCGAGGAACCGGCCGTAGAACGCCTCCTTGGACCACGTCACGATGTACGATGCCAATCGGCCAGGAATGGACACTTCCTCGTCGTACGCGATGATGATGTGCTCGCGCAGGAACCCGAACGGACGCTTGCTCTGCTTGCCCTCATAGATGCCCTTGTCGACCGGCGCGCGCAGCTTCACTTCGGCATGGATCTCGCGCGCGCCGGCGACGGCGGCCTGGCGGAGCACCGACTCACTGGCGATCTCATCCAGGTCGTTGAGCGCTGCCTTCAGCGCGTCCTCGTTCTCGACTGTGACGGATCTCGGCTTCGCCATTACTGCCTCTTTGGGAACATCATCTGATCGATCAGGTTCGACTGGGCTTCCGCGTCGTCCAGCAAGATGGGCTCCGCTGCGCGTCCTGCGCGGGAATGCTCATTCCACGGAATGAAGTCCAGATCGCCGAACGGATTCGCCTGCCTCTTCCTGTCTCGATGCACGTTGCCGATCATCGACGTCACCACCCCGGCCCGGAGGTCGTCGTAGTGGCTGCCCCACGGCTCAAGCTTGTGGAAGGCCATCCACTCGTTGAACTCGGCGCCAGAGATGCACGCCTGCGCCTCGGCTACTGACTTTCCAAGGGCGAGGGCGAGACGGAACCAGAATCGCCGCTCGGGGCGGCGCCGGAGTTTTTTTCCGCTTCCTCGGTCGCGTTGGCGCCGATGCCGTTGAGCTTGAGGGACACCGCCAGGACGCGCTCCATAGCTGCCAGGCTTTTTGCCCGGAGCGCCTCGATGTCGGCATCTTCGAAGAGCGCCGCTCCGTCCTCGCCCACCACAGTCGCCACCAGTACGCTGGCGGAAAATTGGCTGTATGGCACCTTGCCCTCGCCCTGCCGTGCGAAAAACTCGTCGCGGGCCTTGCCCGACATCATGGCAACACGAACGGTACCGCCCCACTCGGGGACCTCGACGTCTTTCGTTTCGAGGTCCACCGCGGCCAGAATTGCTGCTTTCGTGAGCATGCCCATGTTATGCGTCCACCACGTCGCCGGTAATGCGCAGCGTCACACCGGAGGTCTTCAGCACCTGGTCAACGCCGCCTTCCAGCGGGCTGTTCTTGCAGTAGGCATTGAAGGTCTTGGTCTTGCCATTCGGCATGGTCAGCTTGTAGGCCTTCTGCGTCCCCGCGCGCTTGGACGCATCGACGGCTTGCTGGCCGGCGTCGTTCATGTCACGGTTCACATCGAAGCTGAAGGTACCCCAGTCCTGCAGCCCGAGCATGAATTCCTTGGCCGTCGAGTCCAGGTCGGTGACGTCCAGTTCGCTGGCCTGACCGTCGAAGCCCTTGAAGGACACCAGGTTCTCGACCTTGGTCCAACCCAGGGGGGTGAACGTGCCGGCCGCGGTGATCGTTTTGCCCGTCGTATCGATGTCCACGGCGATCGTGTTCGCCGACTTGTACTTGACCACGGCGGTCTGACCGTTCAGCAGCGCGGCGTCCGCGCCAGTCAGACCGGCCAGCGTCACAACGTCGCCGTTGCTCAGGCCGTGTGCGGCGGACGTAAGAACGGTGGGAAATCCAACCGCCACAGCGGTAATCGTCTTGCCCGACCCAGCAGTGCTGGAGATTTCGAGTTTCGACCCCTGCGCGGAAATTGCGGTAGATGGCATTTTGACCTCGTCAAATGAAAAAGCCCGCGCAGAGCGGGCAGGGAAAAGCCGTTTTAGAGTTACGGCTTGAACCAAAGGCTAAAGTCGAGCCTGGATCCGTAAAGCTTGGTGTCCGGTTCGTAGGTACTTACCGGCGCTCCGATTGGGAGTCCACCGACCGCCACCAGCGCGCTTCGCGCGCTACGCAAAGCGGCTATTGCGCCCGCGCGGGTCACCGCCCACGCGTTGATCTGCATCCGGGCGTTCTCAAGGTCAGCAGGGCCCGACATGTCGTTGACGTCCTGACCTCCGACCGCCTGGTAGGTGAGATATGGACCCGCCGTGCCTGTAGGTGCGACATCCGGGAAGAACTTGATCCCGGTTCCGCCCAAGGCCGTCGCGACAGTTGATTCTGCGGATTCAGCCATCCGATGCTCCAATCTCGCACGCCAAGTCCAGCCGGTCACGGTCCTCTTCATCCGGCAGAACCGCCTGAATGTCATAGACGGCGGCACCGTACACGACCCGCATCGACGCGTCGATGTCAGCCCGGTATCGAATCCGCATGCTGGCCTTCACCACAGACTTCGGCTGGTCGGCCTTCAGCGTCTCAAGGCCATTCAGGTGCCGAATGTCCGCCCAGACCTCTGCAACAAGCGACCACCCAGGGGTCGGCTGACCCAAGGCATCCGGCACAGCGCCAGGCCGCTCGATCCTGATGCGCCGATTGAGTTTTCCAGCCTTCATGGTCAGCCCCAGATCTTGTAGGGGTCGAGCAACCGGTCGTTGAAGTTCTCCGGCAGCCCTTCGCGGTTTTCGTACATCTCGCCGATCGCCAGCAGCATCCACTGTTTGATCGGTCGGGGAATGTCAGCCGCACTCTGGTAACCAGCCGTGTAGACGACGGTCACGGCCGCCATCTTTGCTGCGGTGGAAGGCCAGCTCGACGCCGGCCGGATGCGTGCCGGCTCACTGGCAAAATCAACGTCGTACGCCGCCGGGTCCAGCGTCTGCGATGCCGACAACGAGTCCAGATAGCTGATACTGCCCACGCTGACCACCGGTGGGTTCTCGAGGCAGCGCAACTCCGAGAAGCTGTCCAGCGTAAGAGTCCAGCCGCTTGTCAGCAGCGTGCGACGCAGACGCTTCTCGCAGGTCTCCCGAGCGGCAGTGATGAGCTCGTCGATCAGCTCATCCTCGTCGTCATGGTCGACGCGGAGATGCAGCTTGGCCTCTGCGAGCAGAACCGGCTCAGCGGTCGGTTGTGTTGTGCGTCGCAGAGCCATGGCTTACTTGTTCTCCGGTGCGGCCTTGCGCGCCTTGTTATCGGCAGGCTTGTTGGCCTTTTCTTCAGCGTCCTTGGCGGCGGCTTCTGCCTCAGCCTTTGCTTTCTCAGCGGCTTCTGCATCGGCCTTGGCCTTTTCAGCAGCTTCGGCTTCCACCCTCGCCTTTTCGGCAGCTTCCGCCTCTGCTGCTGCCTTAGCCCGTGCCTCCGCTTCGGCGGCTTCGCGGGCTGCGGCTTCCGCCTTTGCCTTCGCCTCGGCATCAGCAGCCGCACGAGCGGCGACGGCAGCCTCCTCCCGCGCACGGTCAGCCGCGTCGCCATCCTCGGCCCAACCCTCGCGCCGGGATACATCGATCAGATCCTGGTCATCCGTATGGATTTCCTGACCCTTCTCGAATTCCTCGACGATGCAGCCGCGGTGGGCCCACTTGAAGTCCTGCAATGCAATGAGTTTCATGAAGTTCTCCGTGCGCGGCGGCCTACTACAAGGCCGCCGTGCGGTTCAGGTCATTCGATCGGGGTCGATCAGGAGGCTGCGACCTTCAGCAGCTTGATGGCCTGGGTGTTGCGGAGCTTGCCGCCCACGCGCTTGCGCACGTAGAACTTCACGAAGCCAGGCGTGGTGATCTCATCGCGGGTGATACGCATGCCCACGCGGTCAACGATCAGATAGCCCTCCTTGAAGTCACCGAACGCGACGGGGAATGCGTTGGCCGCCACAGCCGGCATGTCTTCGGCCTCGGTCACGCCGTAGCCCATGAACATCGACGGTTGGCCGGCTGCCACAGACGGCTGCCACAGATACTGACCGGTCGAGTCCTTGTACTTGCGCATCGCGGCCAGCACCAGCTTGCTCGTCAGCCAGTTTGCGTTGTTGCGGTAGCGCGCGCGCAGCGAGTACACCAGGTCGTAGAACACGTCGGCCGAAGTGGGCAGTGCTGCGGCCTGGGCCGATGCCACGTACTGGAGGGTGCCAAAGGCGCGCGTGGAATCGGCGGTCGCCACCGGAGCCGGGCCCGCCAGGATGCCGGTGGGCTTCTTGGTGCCGTTGCCGTTGATAAACGCCGCCCCCTCACCCTGGCCAATTGCCTCGGACGCCGTCTGGATCAGCCAACTCTCGACATCAAAGAACAGGTCGTCCAGCGACTCTTCCGACGCCTGCGGCTTGGCCGATGCCATGCCGAAGGTCGGCGCGACTTCCGCCAGATCCGACGTATTCGTCTGGTTGCGGGTGTCGCCTTCGCCCAGCCATTCAAATGCGGCGCCCCCGATGTCAATCAGTTCCTTGTAGTCGGGGCTGCCCACCGTACGGACAGTCGCCAGCTGGCGGATCGGCGAAATATCCACCGTCAGGCGTGCGATCTGGCGTTCGATGATCTCCGGGAGCGCGAAGCCACCGGCCGAACCGGTCGAGGTGATCACCTGGGCGGCGCGCCGCTCCAGTTGATTGCCGTTGGACTTTGCGGTGATCGCGCCAATCGTCTCCTTCAGCCGCGCCTCACGATCGATGTCGTTCGACTTGCGGATCCAGTTGGCAAGTGCTTCGCGATACTCAGCGACCTCGGGTGTCTCGTCGTCCTGACGTCCACCGCTCGGCAGCGCGCCCGGGCGGGCCAACTTTGCCTCCAGCCTCTCCAGCCGGCCCTTTTGATCGGACAGGCCATTCATGTGCTCGTCCATCTTGGCGAGCTTGGCGTCCAGCGCATCCGTGGACTGGCCCTTCTTGATGGCCTCGATACGCTGGTCGTTGGTCTTCTTGTACTCATCGAAGGCCTTACCGATCGCATCGATTGCATCGGCTACCGACTTGATGGTCGGATCGTCGCGCAGCTGGAGCGTGGCAATCATGCCGATGGCGGTCAGGGCCAGCATCTTGGCGCGGAACGCGCCGAAATCGCGGTGCATTTGGTTCATGGTGTACCTATTTCAGGAGTTAAGGGAGGACAACAGCCGCTGGGCGGCCTTCATTGCCTGCACGGTCGAATCCGCGGAATCCCTCCGCTCTTCTCCCATCTGCATGACGCGCGACACAAATGCCGTCGCGTCGGCTTTGCTGAATCCGGCATCACGCAGGATTCGCTCAGCATCTTTCGGGGCTGCAAGGTCTTCCGATGCAGCCTTGACGTTGGTGATCCGGGCCTTCTCATTGGCCGGGAACGTAACCATCGAGACTTCCCACAGGTCAATCTCGGTAAGCGTGCGGACGTCGGTTTCGCGGTCGTACGTCCACTGTTTGGACATAAAGCCAATCGACAGGCCGGAGATGGCACCGAGCTTCAGCAGCGCGTAGGCCTCCTTACCGCGAGTCGTCTCAAGGGCGAGCTTCCCCTTGACGAGCAGGCCACGGTCATCCTCGGACATTTCCGACCACACTCCGATCGGCTCGTTCGGATCATGCTGCCAGAGCATGGCCGGCATCGTTCCTTCCGACTTATGCAGGGTCAGACTGCCAGCGAACGCGCCCTTTGCGATGACATCGTCGTAGTTGTCACGTACGCCGAACACCGACCCGTAGCCCTCGATCGTTCCATCATCGGAGATGGCTTTGATCTGAAGCGCGACGTTGCGCACTTCGCGACCACCTGGTGCGTTGCGACACTCAAGCATTGCCCGTTTCATCGTTGGTTCCTTGCGGGTTGCCGCGCGTCATGTTTAGCGGCGTCAGGGGCTCATCGAGGCCCGGCAGGGGTTCCTTGCCGTCCTCATCTCGAATCTCGTTCCGGGTGTAGATGCCCATCTCGGCCATAGTCCGAGCCCAAACTGCTCGGTCCTTCATGGAGCCCGCCATCAGGTACCGGACGTCAAATTCCGCATAGAGCGGGCCGGAGCCATCGAGGAGCATTTCGTCCATGCGCTGGCACCAAGTGCGGTGCCAGGGCGCCAACGTATGCTTGACGTGCGCGGCGAAGAACGCTTCCGAACTAGCAAACGTCGCCGTCTTGTCCGAATGGCCGACCATGATTGGGAAAACGCCGTAGCTGCGACAGATTTCCTCTACCTGCAGCCGCCGCGTCTCCACGCTTTGTGCGTCCACACCGGACAGACCGGTGTTGAACCATTTCGCGTCACGGTCGAGGACCAGTGGCGTTCCAGCGTTCTCCGGGCCAGCCTTTCGCTTGATCCACGCGGTCAGGCGCTCGTGCTGCTCCGGATCCAGGGTGCCTGTCACGGAGTAGGTGCCGCTGGGCCGAAGTCCATTGGCGTGCATGGACGCCTGGCTCTTCTCCGTCGCAATCGCTAGACCGATCGCGGATCGGGCCAGCATTACGGCATTCATGCTCTTCAGCCAGTCCCATTGCAGGCCGTTGATGACGAAAACATCATCCGGCTCGAACTCGCCGATCATGCCCCACTGATCCCAACATCGATACCGCACCTCGTATCGCGAGACGCGACGGACATCCCACTGGCCTGGCTCGATCGGGATCAACTCACGCACGCGTCGGTTGTCGCCCCGCACCTTGATAGACAGGCCGGTGCCAGTCAGCGCCGCATGCACTGTCATCTGACGTCGCCACTCGAACGATGTCTGCCACTCGTTCGGGCGGCGCGACAAGAGTCGATACTCAGGAATGTTCGTGGCCTTCTCACGGCCGCCGTCCTTCGTCTCACGGTAGACGTGCAGGTTTGGCGTGGCGCAGCCGTCCGCAATCGCCTTGACGCAGGCAAGGACGGTGGCCACCTGTAGTGCCGTCTTGTCAGTGACGACAACACCAGCAATCTTGCCGCCGCCAACGCCGTCAATCAGGCCTGCGATCTGGTCATAGGTCAGCTCAGTCGCTTTTCGCTCGCTGACCGCCTTAGCAAGGAATCCCATTATTTCGCGCTCCTCGCCAACAACACGCCACCTGTGAGCGCCAGTGCACCGCCAACAATAGAACCTGCCGGCTCGTAGATCTGCCAGGCACCGTAGGAAATTGCACTGGCGCCAGCGACCATTACCGCATCCGGAACCCAGGAAATGGCCAACGATCCGGCGCGCGTCAGGATCTCTTTCAGTCGCTTCATGCTGTGTCCCAGAAGGACCGACCCTTGGGGCCGGGGTTCAGGCTCATGAGGTGCGCCGCGTTCAGCAGCGCCATCAGTGGGTCGATCTTGGCCGTTCCGCTCGCCTGCTTCGTGATCAGGATGCCGTTGGCACGCTGCTCGACTTTCGCGTTACCAACGCACCAGGCCATCATTGGCCGTCCGGCATGCCAGAACGTGCCCTCGGCCAGCTTCCGCTCAACCGTCTTGATGGTGCCGCCGAGCTTCCACCCCTGCGAAATGCCTATCAGCATCTCTGCCGGGATGCCGGCGGTGACCAGCTCGTCGTCGAAATTGACACCGCTAGGGTCAACGCCGATTTTTTCCAGTAGCCCACTGGCGTAGACCTTCGCCATGATTGAAGTGAGGTCGTCAACGTCCTCACCCAATTGCTCGACGATCATCAGATCGCAGTCGCTCTCGAAATCGCGGAAGCGCGGTGCCTCAGTCTTGCGGCGGGCCAGCACGGATTTGTGCGCCCAGGCTTTCCCCCAATGCAACCAGTTCCCAGTGCGACGCTCACGTCCGATCAAACCGGCGCCCAGCAAGTCATCGAGCCCCCCACCGTCGATCCCTGCCGTTATCACCTCCGAGCGGTCGAAGATGTCTTCCATCACCAGGCGGCGGTCAGTCTGGACAATCCAGAAATCGGCACCCGACCATCGGTCCGACCGGAGATTCAAGCCGATTTCGACGTTGAGGTGCTTGGCCAGGAATTGCTGTAGGGTTCCATCCGTCTTCTGCAGGACTTTCCGCAGCTGGTCTTCCAGCCACTCAGCGCTGACAGATCGGCCGATATTCGGGTTCGTGACGTAGAAATACTGCGGATCCAGATAGGCTTTGGCGTCGATCAGCCGCTGCGGGAACTCGTAAAGGACCGGCAGCGTCTTGGGATCGACGATCTTCCCGTCGCGGACGTCTCGCCAGTAGTCCAGCTTCTCTTTGAACACGCCGGCGGGGGAATCGTCGGACTGTGTGGTCAGATAGATCACCCAACCTTCGTCGCGCGACACCTGGCCGCCCAGCGCTTCCATGAACATGGCACTGGCATTGGCCCGCTTACCGAAGAGCCAGAGCTCGTCCACCAGCACCTTGCCGGACTTTTTCCCGGATACGGTGTCCGTGTCTGCCGCAACCACCTTCAGACTGTTCCGGTTCACGCGATGCGTGATAGTCCGGATGTGGTCCTGAATGTGGAACAGGGCCGCGAGCTCCTCATCCTCGCGCACCATGCTGGCGGCCGGCTTGAAACTGTTGTCCGCGACTTCCTTGGTCGGCGCGAGGATCAGATGCTCTTCCTCATCGCGCCAGCACAAGATCAGCGCCGTCAGCATGATGCCGGCCGCGATGGTCGACTTCGTGTTTTTCTTGCTGATCAGCAGTCCGTACTCGCGGATGAGCTGCTTGCCGGTGTCCGATTCGTAACCGCCGAAGATCGCCGCCACGTAATCGAACACCCACTGTTCGCTGCACTCGCCAAAGGTCGGCTTGCCAGGCAGATCGACGACGCGCAGTTCCTTGAAGATCGCCAGGGCACGCTCGGCCTCTTCCGGGAAGATGGGCGCAGGGATGATCGACCGCCGCTCTACCAGCCTGGACTCCCAGTCCGTGCATGCAGTCGACCATTCCATATTCACACCTTCTTGCCTCCGGCCGCGACCACCTTAGGTGGTGCGGCCGGAGCAAATCGACTGGCTGCCTTCTTGGCTTCCGCCGCCTGCTGGTCCTTCTTGCCGCCCTCGCCAAGCTTCTGGTGCATGAACGGCATCAACGTCTTGGCCGCCTCGATGCGCTGGCGAGGTTCCAGCTCGATGTCATTCATCGCCGCCAGGAGAAACGCTTTCGGATCGCTGTGCGACAGTGCCGTAGCAAGGTCGAACTTGGGCTTGGGCGCATCTGCGGCCGGCCTGGATTTCGGCGGGGACCCCTCTTTCGCAGGCGGCACCTTCTTCACCGCCCTGACCTTGGCCTTGCGATCCAAGGCGGCCAAGACATCCGGATCCTTCGCCAAGCGTGAGCCGGCCGCCCCCGCCGACGCGGGGCTATACCCCGCCTCGATCGCGGCGTCCTTGTTGGACATGCCCTTGCCTTTGGCCGCGGCAAACTTCTGCTTCTTGCCGGTCAGAGCCATGTTGAAACCCCGCTCAACGCGGGCCAAAAGTTAAACATCTCGGGGGACGTTTACCGTTTGCGCTCAACGGTTTGCGCCGATTTCTTAACGTGGTCGCCGTGTTAAGCCCATTAACAAATTCCATGGGAGGGGAAATTTTCTGCGCGTGAGAGAACGTGTGGTTTCCGGCCATAAGACCGCCAGAGATTCGACCGCCCCCTCCCCTCATGCGATTTGTGCGCCTTGATGCCCTTCGCGGCCCTTCGCAGCGCCGCAAACGCCACATTTATCGTCGTTGACGACCCCTATGCCCGAGGTCGCGAGCCGTCTTGCGAGCGTGGCACCCGTCGGGGCCTGAGCACAGCACCTGGCAGTTCGCTTCCGTGTCAGCACCGCCCTGATGCAGCGGCACCTTGTGGTCCAGCTCGAAGCCAGACGGATACTCAGTCACGCGACCGCACTCAGCGCACGCTGGATCATTGGTCCACACGCGCTCACGCCGCGCCTGCAGCCGACGACCAGTCATGCGCTGCTCGCTCTGGGTCGGGGCCACGGATGTGGTCCTAGGCTGCGCCATGGCTAGCCTGGTACCGAGCATCGCCAGCTTGCCTCGCTTCTTTCCTTCCATGTCACACCTCGCCGAGTCCGTCAGTGACAGAGATGGACACAGGCGGATGCGAACCGCTGAAGACGGTCAGCCTGATAGGTGAGCCTGCCAGGATGTTTGCGATGTCCTGCTCAGTGGGCTGCCAGAACGAATGCCATAGCCCAGTGGATGGGTCACGGTGCGCAGGCAGGCCAATGCACTGACCATGCACTGCTGGGTCCCAGTCCGCTGGCGCTCCCAGCACGACATTGGTGTGCTTGGTATTGATGGGAGGCATCATGGTGAGATCCAACAGCATGAAGAAGAAACGGGTACGGCGGCCAGCGGCCGGCATACCCAAACCCGAGGCAACTACCGGGAGGAGACAGACGGGACAGCGGAATTGGGGTACTACAAACCCGATGCACCAATGCAAAAAGCCCGCTGGCTTTCGCTTAGCGGGCTTTGGGGGCAATTCTGCGGTGTATCAGAATGAGGCCTATTTTCGACACAAAATGTCGAAAGGTCAAGAAGATGTTTTCGCCGCCCATTCATCCAGCACTTTCGAAAAGTCGATGTTGACGGAAATACTTGGATCCAAAGCGAGGACTTCGCCGAAATCAGCGCTTCGCCCCCACCATTCGTTGATCTCCAATCGGATGGCCGCACTGCCAAATGTGAGGTGATAACCGGCCGGAACGTGCTGATCACGGTTATGCGGAGAAAGCACTGCGACGGCAATCAGGGCAAAGATTATGCGGTCACTAAGCCTAACGGCCCCAGGATCAAATCTGACCCTAGTGTACCCAGCCGGCCCTGCAGCATCCGGCATCAGCTCAAAGCCCTCTGGCAGCTCATCGCCATGCCCATGAGTGCATCGGTGAACCCCATAGATGACGTCGGCGAGATCCGGAATGCCGTCTGCCGTTGTAGCTTTCCCACCAATTGGGACATGGAACCGCTGCCTCACGATGTCGATCTGCGGCAGACCCATCGGGCCGAGGATCGCATAGTTGCCTCGAAGAAAGTCGGTAAATCGCTTCTTGTTGCCGACATCTGCATTGGGATATGCCTTCTTGGCAGTCCCATCGATAGCATTGCAGGCATGCAACATCGCCGACTCGTATTCCTTGGCTTCCCAATCGTCAATAGCCTTGCGGACGGAGTTACCCACTTTCATAGAAGTTCCTGGTAGCGCGAGATGGCGTAAGTATGCCTGTCACGCGCCCCGGACACACCTTCGCCGCCTCAGCAGGCCCACGGATTCTCGCCAGTCGCTCTGACGAAAGCGGCCTTGGCCTCACTCACCAACTCGGGAATCACCGCCTTGAGGCTCTGGACATGCATCTGCGCCGGCATCGGGATCTGCAGGGCGTGGCCGATAGCGTCCAGGCGATCGATTACCTGTCCGAGTTGTTCCTGTGCGTCGTTCATGGTCTCTCCGTTGTGGTGGCTTGCTGGGCCGCAGCCCAGCCGGCTTGGTACATTTTCAGCGCGAACGTCATGAAGTCCATGGTCTGCTGGCCCCATTCGGTTGGCTTCGACATGCCGGCACAGCAGTCGCGCACGAAGGCCTCCTGCACTGCGGGGGACGCCAAGCGGTTCCAGTCGTCCACCCATTGCCCGCTGGCCGGCACGCGATCCGCACGGGATAGGGCCGCACGAGACTCCATCCAGGCGGCGGTGCGCCGGTGCTGGTTCCACAGAGCAGCGATCTGCGATGCAACATAGGTGCCGCGTAGACAGTGCTGCTTGAGGTTCCGGCCGGCGTGCTGGCGCTCGAACTCGGCGCGGAGCTGGGCTTCCGATACTGCGCTCATGCCTTCTCCCCCTTCATGGCGGCGTCGATGGCCTCGCCCAGTGGCATTCCCACGCCGGATTCAAGGACCGGGAACCGAACAAACCATGCTCTGACCGCATCCGAATGCGCCCCATAGCTCAACCCGAGACCGTTCTCGCATCGCTTCTCAAGCCACCGGTACCGCGCCACGTCACGGCAGATCGCATTGGCGCGGAGGATCAGCGCGGCCAGATCGTCGATAGCCTGGTGGCTGGTACCGAAAGCCTGCATCAGCATGTCCATCAGGCGCTTGTCGCCTTCCTGTGTGAGCGATTCGCCATCCTGCTCCCCTTGGGCCGGGGCGGCGAGAATGGCGCGGGCCTGTTCGAGCCCACTCATTACGAAATTGCGCACGTTAGGGTCGTAGAACGCACTGATCTTACGAATGAGTTCGGTCGTGAGTGTCCCCGCCCCCTGTGCCCGCGTCGCTGCTGGGGCGGCGTCTCGACTTACTGGAAGTTGCTCGATTGCTTCCCGCCATCCGTTAAGCCAATCTTTCTTTGCTGGCCCGCGCGTCTCTGCACTGTCGGAGGGGTGGGTGACAATCATTTCCCGGATGTGGCTCTCGATGATGTCGCAATCTACCTTTCGCGCATCGCCCACCAGCGCCCGGCAGATCTTCTCGGCCGTTTCCGAAATCGTGTCTTGGCTCATGCCCCCTCCCCATTCCCCGCACCCGTTGCGGCGCGGGCTGCGTCGATGGCTGCACGAGGATCGTCTTTGAAGACCTCGGCCACTACACGTTCATGTGGCGCGGCCTGATGGAATTCGATCACGCGCCAGCCAATGTCCTCTTCGCCGATGCAAAAGGATCGGACATCCCATGATTCGTCACGTAGCGCATCAAGCCGCTTCGTGTCATCCCCGCCCCCAGGCTGGCTGGCGCGGCGCAGATCATCGATCCATCCCCCGGGAGCATTTGCAGCGATCCAATCACGCTTCTCGCTCTCCAGTTCGCGGACGCGATCAATCAGGGCCGGAACCGCAGAGCGCGCGGAGGCAATGAACTCGCGATCGCTGTTAGAAGCCACTACAGTCGCGCAACCGTCGGACAGCTTCGCCCCGCTGAGGACGCCACCATCCTGGCCGTGTGCGCCACCCTGTTGCTGGCGGCCCGTCAGACGCAGGAAGCTGTTGCTGGTCCACCACTCCCAAGGGCCAGGCGTCGCAGCTTTCGCCAAGCGCTCCAGCCCATCCAAATCCAGCTTTTCGCTCATGCCGCCTCCTCCATCCCCACAAAGCCACGGTCGCGCAGCTGTTCGTCCGCCCGCTGCAGGGCCACCGCCTGGGCGCCCACCGCCCCGTTCACGCCCTTGGTACCCCGAAAGTAGGCCATCAGCTTCTGGTGGTGCGTCGAGACGGTCTGGCGGTGGATGTCGCACTTCTGCGCCAAGCGCTCGATCGTCATCTTCTTCCCGTGCACGTCTCGGTGCGCGCCGAAATGCCGCTCCACCAGCGTCCGTCTCAGTTTGTAGCTGGAGAGGTGCCCGGCGAACAGGTAGGTGGTGTGCTCAGTCAGGTAGCTCACCGCATCCGCCCACTCCACGTTCGGGCGGTTGCCAGAGCAGCACGCCCTGGTGCAGTCGCAGGGCATCTCGACGGGCGCAAACTGGGCAATCAGCAGCGACCGGTCAAGTTCGCTGAATTCCTTCAGCTCCGCCCGGATCATCCCTGCCTGGCCAGCGCCATCCACCCCCACCAGCCCTTTTCCGGTACCGACGTTGCCGCCCCGCATCGCCCGCGCCATCGGCGTCGGGCTGTACTGCTGCGTCGAGTACGAGAACGCGAAGCGCAAGGCGTCGTCCACGCTGTTGAATAGGATCTCGGTCTCGGTCATGTCTTATCTCTGTACGAGCTCTTTCGGGAATGCCACTTGGACTGGAACCGGCTTGCCGTCCACGATGCGGTACGTGGTCTGGGCGAAAACCTGCAGCCGCACCAGTGTGAATTCTTCGCCATCCGCGCACTCGCCCCACTTGCGCCCCTCGGCGATGTACCCCTCGGGCGACTCGTAGTGGCTGTCCCACTCTTCTGCTGCTACGTGGATCTCTTTCATCGTCTCGCCCCTTGTTGCCACCGCATCCACGGCAGACGGAATGCCGCGTGGAACTCCGCCTCCGCCTTGGCCACGTGGTCCAAGTCTGCCCGGGAGGTGACGTCGCAACGCTCCAGGATGCGGGCCCGGGCATCCTCCGGCGTCTCGCACGGCCGCCCGGTCCTGACGGCCACCATGCGGCGGAATTCGGGGTTCTCGCCCAGTACCGCCGCCAGGTTGGATAGCGGGCCGCCCTTTCGCTTCTCGGTCATGCCGCCACCCCCATGCCGTACATCGCCCGGATGATTTCGTGCTGCTGGCCGCCCATGAAGCGCGGCGCCGGGCTGTTCTTCTGGATGGTCGGCATGTCCGGCGTCAGGTCCTGGTCCAGTTCAGCCTTTCGCATCTCGCGGCGCACCTTCTGGGCCAGCGCATGGTCGGTCGGTGCCGGCCGCGGGACGTCCTGTCCTCGCACTGGGAGCCACATCGGGCGGGACGTGCCGCGAATGGACGGCTCGTAGTCAACGATGTGCGCCTGGTTCTGGTCTCGGCGGACGTAGAACAGCCGCTCGACGTTCTTTTCCTTTTCGCCAGTGGCAATCGCCAAATCCCGCACCGTCCGGCCCTGGCCGTCCGCGCAGATCTCCTTGATGGCGATCCAAACCGGGTTCTGGTCGCCGCGCTGTGCCTTCTTGGCGATGCCCAGCTTCACGGCGCGACAATGGATTGAGCCGCGCGGGCGCCCCAGCCTTGCGGCGATCTCCGGGGACTGGATACCATCCCGGTAGCACTGGGCCAGCGCCGCGTCATCGGCCTCGGTCCACGGTCTCCTGATCATCTCGTCATCCCCCACAGAATAGAAAGCATGACGCCAGCCATGAAGGCGCCCGCGAAAGCCGTGCAGATCTCATCGCTGCTCATGGGTCCGCTCCCGGATTTCGCAGTCCTGCGTCTTTCCATATTCGGCCTTGCGGTCCACCACGATTTCGCAAACCGCCTCGTACTTGCTTGCACCCAAGCCGCCTGTTCGGGCGCTCAGGTGCAGGGTGCGAATCGAAACGTTGTCGGCGTTGAGATCCACCCCGGCCTGGGCTGCAACCATCGAAGCAACAACACCCAGAATCGTGTCGTGATCCAGAACAGCACGGAACCGCCGCTCGTCTACCAACGACTCCTGCACTTTGATGTCGCTCATTTCGTCTCCTTGATCTGCAAACCCATAGCTGCCATCAGGTGGCGTTTGATCCGGTACGCCTCGGTCACCACCCCTTTCACGTCCTCCACCGTCCGCGCCGTGGCGCCCTCTTCCACATAGGTGAAATCGGCCACGTACTTCAGCGGCGGGCGCTTCCGACCGCCGATCACTACGGACGGCGACAGGATGAAGACCACCTGGCGCTGGAGCTGCTGGATGCGGCCGGCGCGCTGTAGCACCAGGAGGTGGAAGTACCGCTCCATCTCCCGGCGGCTGTCGAACGTCTCGCCGTTGACTGTCAGCCGCTCGTTGCGGTACTTGCTCGGCTTGCGCGCCGGTACACCCGTATGTCCGATGCCAACTGCACCGCCGCCGGCCGCCCCCTGAACTTTTCCACCTTGGTCAGGTACTCGGTCACCCGATCGTCCGGCTTTGCCGCCAGCCACCGCACCTCGCACTCGTGCCGCCAGGCCTCGTCCGTTCGCATAGCGCCCCCACATGCTCATGCCGCATCCCCCTGCTGGCCCGCCGCGCGCTGCGCCAGCTGCTGCTGCGACACGGGCTTTTCACCCATGAAATAGGCAAACACGCGCTCGTACTCGAACTCGTTCATCCGCGACGCCGCGGCGAGCTCGCGCTCCACCCACGGCCCCGGGCCGGCGGCCTTGAAGACGCGGAACATGTACCGGCGGGCGTTTTCGGTGCCGTCGTACGGCAAACCCAAACTGGCGCCCATCTGCCGGACGCCCTCTGAGGTCTCCCACCAGGTGCCACCCGGAGCCGTGCCGCCCTGCGCCGGCGCGCCACCGGCCGAGGCCTGGCGCAGCGGAAACAAACCCGTCCAGCCCCGCAGGACACTCTCGTTGATCACGGCCACCGGGTCCTGCCCCTCGCCACGCAGACGGTCCAGCACGCTGATCGACAACTCGGCGGCACGCTGGGTGAACGGCGCCTTCATGGCCTTCCGATGCGCCAGCCAGTCCTCCCATGCAGCCTGAGGTAGCCATTCGGGAAGTTGGACACACACACTCGCGCGCTTGCCGCGCGTTTGCGTTCCCTTCGTTCCTTTAGTTCCTTTAGTTCCGTGTACCGTTTTCGGAACCGTTGTCGACCGTTTTTGGTACTGTTTGCCGCCGTTTTTGGTACTGTTTTCATCCACTTTCGGAACTGTTCCGTTTTCGGAATCGTTCCGTTTTTCCTCGCCCGCTTCGGGACCGGACTCAATCATGTTCAGCTGATAGACAGGGATCTGGCCCGTATTGCCGATCCGGTCACCGGTGTCCGAGATAAAGCCCATGGCCTGCAGCTTCTGGATCGCCGAGATGATGGTCTTGCGGTCCATCTCGGTGGAGTCGACCAAGTAGCCAAGCGACGTGTAGATGCGGTTGAGCGGCGCCGTGGTGCAGTTGGCCAGCAGCATGAGCACGTGCTTGGTCGACGAGCGGCCGACCTTCTGCTTCAGGGCCCAGGTGATTGCCTCAACGCTCATGCACCCGCCTCCACACGCGCCGCCGGCACGCCGTAAAGCCGTTCACGGTACGGGGCCCAGCGGTCATAGCCGAGGTCCCAGCGCGCGATCTTCTGCTCCTTGGTGAAGCGTTTTCCCTGGTCGAGCTCGTAGTGACAGAGGTAGCAGGCCGGAACCGTCATCCGGTCGTCCGCCTTGATCCCCTTCCCCTTGCCGTGCTTCAGCTGGTTGGAATGGGCCGGCACCACGGTGTCGGGGTTGTTCCGGCAGATGCCGGGGAAACGGAGATAGCACTGCTGGCCATGACACAGGAGGTCCGGGTGCAGCAGCGGGTTGACGCGGATGGCCTTGCCATTCGCAATGATGACGACCTGCATCAGAACAGCGCCCCCTGCGGATGCGGGCGGCGGACCGGTTTGATGGGGCGGCCAGTGATGCGACACTTGCGGGTCGGTGCGCGCTCCAGCTCGCCCAGCTCCTCTCGCAACTCGTGGACGCGGCCACTGACGATATTGACGGGTAGCCCGGTCAACTCGCACAACTCCTGCAGCGAGTAATCAGCCGGGTACGGCTGGACCACCGCCATGATCTGGCGCTGTCTGGTGGCGACCGTGCCATCCTGCTTGATGGCGTGGTAGGTCTTGATACTGGTGTGCGCGACTTGTGTGTGCATGCTCTCCCCCTCCTAGCCCTGCTGTCTGGTCGGCTGGTACTTCTCGCCCATGTAGCCGGCGTTCCACTCCAGGTGGGCGTCGGTACCGGGCCAGTGCGGGTTGTCCTCCGCCGGGCGCCCCTGGCGAAACGCCGCGGCGCCCTGCTCTCGCACCACGGTGCGCGGCATCAGCTCGTGAATCACCTCTCCCGCTCCCCTAGTGCTTCACCGACTGCTCGGAATCCAACCCGACGTAGCCAGTGACGGTGAATGCCTCGTTCAATTGCGGATCCTTTTCGGCCATCTCCTGCAGCTCTCGGATCACGCGTTGCCTGTCGTCTCCGTACTTCCGTATCGCCTGTCGGACCGCACTTCTGGCGATCCCCAGAGCCACCCCTTCATCCATGAGCCCTCGCTGCGATGACTTCTTCCATGAGGGTCAGCATCGCTCGGCGCGCCAGGTACTGGCTGATTGCCCGGTTGCCAAGGATCTTCTCCACGTCCGCGATCCGTTCCGCCGGGAGGTCGCGACGCGGCTTGCCGTTCGCATTGGCCTTTTCCCGGAGGAAGTAGTCGCTCGAGTGCGACGAGTACAGACCGGCTGCCGCGGCAAGGATCTGCTTCGTCAAGCCCTGGTTCGCCCGGTGTTCCCAAGCGAGCGCGCACGCATCACGGAACGTCTTGCACTCCGCGATCAGGTGGGGCGAGAGAAACGGGCCTTGCGCGCCCGATTGCTGCTCGCTGACCGGCTGCAAGCCAGTACTGGGGCCGCATTCAAGCAGGTTCGCTGTCCGCATCGTTCTTGTCCTTATAGAAAGATTTCATCGGTTCCACGGTTGAATCCACAGTTGCGCGGGACCGAAAATTTTTTTGCCAGGCGGTCACTGCTTCGCCCGGCCCGGCAAAAGCTTCTGCCGGCAAAACACAGACACATCTGCACAGAGGCAATGACAAACTCCACCGCATGTACACGTACGCCGAACGCCTTCTCTGGGCCATGCAACAGACAGACCCGCCGACCTCTCGGCGCGCTCTGGCTTTGCAGGTCGGCGTCGAGTACCAATCCATCCAGTACCTGGCTGACCCGAATCGCAACGCGACGGGCAGCCGCCACACTGAAGCCATCGCGCGCGCCCTTGGCGTTTCTGCCCAATGGCTCGCGACTGGAAAAGGCAAACCCCACCGGGGCCGACGCCAGCCAGTCGACCAGCGCCCTGCACTACAGGACTGCATCCGCGCGACGCGCGAACTCCTTGCGCGACTGGAACGCATCGCACAAGCACTGGAAGACGGCCAGACCGGGAACTAATGCCCGGCTACGGGCTGAGGATCGACACCGAGCAGATCGGCAGGCAGGTGACGTCGCGCGATCGCAGCGACCACCCGATCAGTAAGCCGCTTGGGCAACTGATCCGGCCACTGCGAATACGCCTGCGGCGAAATGCCGATGGCCTTCGCTGCGTCTGACGTCGTGCCCCCTAGGAGCTCGGTTGCTTTGGACTTTTCCATGCGCTCAATTAAAGCATTCTTTAACACAGAACGCAACCATACTTTAAACCGTTGTAAGTATTCTTTCGCCATGAAATCGACGAGCACTTTTGGTGAGCGGCTGGAAGAGGCCCTGGGCCTGGCGAAGAAGGACCGCCAGGAGCTGGCGAACGCCCTCGGCATCAGCGTTCAGGCCCTTTCCCAGGTCATCGTTGGAAAGACCAAAGCCCTTACGGCCGAGAATGCTGCGCGCGCCGCGCGGGAACTCGGCGTGGACATGATGTGGCTGTCGACCGGCGAAGGAGAGGCGACCGTCAACCTCGTGCAACTGAAGCACTCCAGCACGAAGGAGCACGAGCATCCCTATTGGCCATTTCTGCGCGTTACCCAAGAAATGGTGTCGGACCTGTCGCCAGAGCAGCTCAAGGCCTTGGACAGGGTTCTTTTCGAGTTCTATTCCGTGGCCAAGCACGCCGACAACACCGCGTCGGATAAGGACTGGGGCGCCCCGAAAGCGAGCGGCACAATCCCTGCACCCAAATCGGCGACGGCCAAGCGGATTAAGCACGGATAACGCATTCTTACCCTAGGAGATCTCTGGATGGCCGACGTTTCGCATGTATCCATGGAAGACCTTTGGACGGCACTCACAGCCGCCCAGGATGCCTTCGACGAGATCTCCAAGACGCTGTATGACGCCATGTCCATGGATGAACTTGGCGACAAACAACTCACCCCGGCGGAGGCCTACGAATTCCGCGCCAAGCACTGGCAGACCCTCTGGGACAGTAGCCTCGCCACACTCAAGACCGTCGAGGCGATGCCCGCCAGATTTAGCGAGATACTGAAGATCTGAGCTCCCACTGCGCCCTATAAGCCCGCCCACATGGCGGGCTTTTTGTTTTGCGCGGCCGTGGCAAACGCATCTGCCAGATTCCCCACAAACACTACTGCCTCCAACCAAATGGGGGTGTGGGCGCTACTCCAAACGCGTTAAAGCATTGTGCTCATCTGATCACTGCCGGATAACACGGCGGGCAGCGGAGAACAGCCCAATGGGTGATGTACTGGATTTGCTTGCGTTCAGGGAAAGGAAGGGTCGAAGGTGCAGTGGAGGGGGTGGTGACGCAGAACAACAACACGACACGATCGTCATCGAAAGGCTGCCGACTGGAGAACTTGCGTACGAGCTGAACGGAATTTTCACGACGTCTAGGCGGCTTTCCGCCCAGGCAATGACCAAGGTTCTGGATCGTGTCCTCGATGACTGAACGCCCCATGAAATAAAGCATACTTGCTTTCCTGTTTAAAGCATGCTTTACTTCCTCCCGTGCAATCACTCTTTGCAGGAGACACGGGATGGAACTGCTCGTACCTATCGGAATCATGGTCTGGACGCTGGTGACGATCATTGTGTCGGTCGTCGGCGTTCAATCCGTCCGCGTTGGCGGCGAGGGCTGAAGCCATGACGCCCGACCAAGCCGCCCAGCGCCAGGCCGCCGTGGTGAATGACCACGAGAAGCTGTTGCGCGAGCTGCAGCTGGCCCAAATCATCATCGGTAACGCTCAACAGCTCATGAGCGTGAGTCAGCGCCTGGTGTGGGGTGAGCGGAATGCCACCGCCGCCGCCCGCCTCAGCCCCGCCTGCAAGGCCGCTGGAGCAGCCGTCATCGCCGAAGCCACGGGGAGTGCCGCATGACCAGGTACTTCGAGGTGGAACTGCGCTGGATCGCCGTCGTCGAGGCCGAGAACGAGATGGAAGCCATCAGCGCTGCGGAATACGACAAGCGCGACATCTGCGGTGACAGCGATCCTGAAGTTGAAGCCGTGGGGGAGATCAAAGGACTCGACCAGTTGCCGCAAGGGTGGGATGCCCATGCGCTGCCCTACGGCGGTGACGGCGAGACCCGGCTGTCCGAGCTTCTTCCGCAGACCGAGCCGGTTCGCGACACGAACACCCTCGACATGTTCGAGGTGCAGTCGTGAAGCTCCTCCGCGCCATCGCCTTCTGGGTCGGTACCGCCATCGGCGTTATCGCCCTCTCCGGCCTCTATGCCGCGTTCAATCCGGACTCGCCCACCGCCACCCCTATCTGGAGGCAGTCATGAACAACGACGTCTTCATGCTCGACCACGTGCGCGAGATGCGCGCCAAGGGCTGGAAGCTGAGCGGCCGCCTGCTGCCTAACGGCGACCTCGAATACGTCCGCCTCCACTGAGATCCGCCATGGCCAAGCCAAAGACCAAACCAACGAACACCGAGTCGCTGATGCTCACCATAACGAGAAAGCACCTGAGCGAGGCCTTCAAGGCCGCCAGCCAGGCTGCACCGTCCAAATCGCCGCTAAACATCCTGACCCACATCAGGCTGCAGGCCACGGAGGAAGTCCAGGCCGTGACATTCACGGGGTCAAACACCCACATGACCGTCCGGGCGACGGTTCCGGCCGAGATCTACGGCGACCGCATCGACATTTGCTTGCCCGCCGACAAGATCGCTGCTCTGGTCGGGATGACTGCAGACGACGTCAGTTTCACGGCAAAGGACTCGAAAGTCATTGCGCGTGCTGGATCCTGCCGCCTGACCATTCCGTCACTGCCTGGGCGGGACTTCCCCGAGGCAAGGATTGAGGGCGATCCCATAGCTGTGCTCGACGCGCCGGGGCTCACGGAACTGATTCCGACGGTGTCGTTCGCGGTGGCTGGGATGTTCCGCCATGACAAGCCCATCCTGCGAAACCTCTGGATCGAGTGCGATGGCGAGGCGGTGCACATGGTTGGCTGCGATAGCTTCATGCTTGCTGCCAACTCGCTGCAGGTCGCTCCGGCAGAGTTTGGGCAAACCATTGCCCCCTTCGGCGTTTGCCTTGCAGCTGATGGCGCTGATCTCCTCTCGAAGGTCGGCGCCACCCGGTTCGAGATCTACGAAAAGCACATTGTCGGCAGCCGGGACGGGATCCGCATCGAGTGTGGCCACCAGGGCGCCAAGTACTTCGACTGGCGCCGGATGATCCCCAAGGCGGACCAGTTCGTGACGTTCTCGCGCGACGAGCTGTTGCAGATCTGCCCCCTGCATCGCGTGTTCGACCAGAAAGGCGTGATCCGCTTCGAGCAGGACGGCGCCGATTGCGCAATCACGATCACCGACGGGACCCAAGCCGTCGACGCCGACATTCCCATCAAGGCGCGTAGCGATGAAGCGCACCTGGACAACTCTTTCGACGGCCCGAATCTCCTGCGCCTGCTCGGCCAGGTGAAAACAGACGACGTCGCGCTTTCGTGGGCCAGCAAGGAGAAGCAGGACTTCTCCGTCTACCTCCTTCAGGACGGTAGCTGGCGCGGCATTCTCACCTCCCTTCGCGTGTAACGAGGACTCTGACATGACTATCGACGAACTCAAGCGGCAAGCAGCCAAGGCGGCAAGACGCGGCGACGTGGCAAAGATGGATGCGCTGGAACTTGCCTACATCAAGATCGCCGTTCCACTCACCGTGGCCGACTCCAGCTACGACGGCGACCGCGCGGTGATCCTCGCTTCGCCCGTCCGACTGTTCCGAGGCGCCGGGCCGAATGGAGAAACCCGTATCCAGTGGATGCGTTCCGATGGCGTCTACGCAATGTCGGACATCAACGGCCACCTCATCGGTGAGCCCGAAGACGTCCCGACGCTCTTCCCCCTGGAAATGGCTGCCTAATCATCGCCATGCCAACCGTGATTACCGCCCTCGCCGCAGCCCCGGCCCTGATTGCCCCATTCGTGGCGCTCGGCGTGGCGGCTTACGCAAACCACCGCTGGATGCAGCGGATTGCAGAAGGAGACTTCCCAATGAGAATCGTCAGCACTGCGACGATGATCGATCGCCTGGTTGGCCTGGTAGACGAGCGCCGCCTCCGCATGGACGAGCTTAGTTTCGTGCGAGGCCTCAAAGAGAAGGTCAAGCACTGCCGCATCGTCGACCTGACCGCCGACGAAGTGGAGAAGCTCGACGAGATCCACGGGAGACTGTTTCAATGATCCGCCGCCTGCTGCTCGCCTATTCAGCCACACGCCCCTGCAAGATCATCAGCGAGGCCGGCTGCCCCTACCTGGAGCGCTACTTCGTGTGCGCGTTCCTCGGGATCCGCATCTACCTGCACCGCTTCGTCGGCTCCGATCCCGATCGCGGCCTGCACGACCATCCGTGGCGCTGGGCCGTGTCGTTCATCCTGCGCGGCTGGTACTACGAGTCCACCCGCCGAGGCCTCCGCCAGGTGCACTGGTTCAACTTCCTGACCGGCGACACGTTCCATCGCGTGATCCTGAGCCCGGGCCCGCTGCAAGGCGTTCACACGCCGCCCGAAGTCTGGTCGCTGTTCATTGTGCCGGCCAAGGACGTGAAGGTGTGGGGCTTCCTGCGCGACAAGGGTAGCAACGCCCAGGTGTTCACGCCTTTCGACTATGGCGCCAAAGGGAAGCCCTCCCAATGGTGGAAGCACGTGCCAAAGGGCCGCTACGCAGCGGGCCGGAAGCCGGACTAGGAGCTGACCATGAGATTTCACATTTCTTGCAAGGATCCGCTATCCGGTCTGAGCTACCTCGAAGAAGTGATCGGCGATGTCGTTGACATCCCCGGATTCCCGGTTGGCTCCTGCGCTGTCCATGCGCTCGTCAACGCAGGTGATGCACCTCTGTATGCCGTATCGCATATCGAGAGCGGTTGGCGTGTCGCCGGCGGCGACAGCATCGACTTCGCCATCCGCCTGGCACGGGAGATCGTGGCAAAGGTATCGCCAGAGAAGCGCGCCGCGGTACTGAAGATGGCTATGGAAGTCCGTCGAGAGATCCAGATCAGCACGGAGGTCGGTAATGGCTGAGCAAATAGTCCAACTACAGGTCGCAAAGGCGGACGAGGCCGACATGCGCGCGATGCTCGATGTGGCGAACATCATCGAAGCCATGGCCAAAGGCTGGATGCCGGAACTCCAGCACGATGACGGTGGCGAAGACAAACCCGACGACGAATTCTTCGACGAGGAAGATCCTGACCATTGCCGTCACGCGGTGGCAATGCTGCTGCGTGCCGACGAACGCGGTGGCCTGTTCCGGGCTGCATTCGGTCTGACGGTGCTTCTGAACCCGAAGAACGAGTTGGTCGATCCTGATCTCGACCATATCGCAAAACACCCGAAGATCATCAGCGCCCTCGCCACCCAAGCGTCCAAAGGTTGGCAGCCGATCGAGACGGCGCCGAAGGATGGGACGGTCGTCGATCTTTGGATCGGCGGTGAATTCGCCCGTCGCGAACCAGATTGCTATTGGGGACTCCCACATCACTGCTGTGGGGAGATGGGTTCGCTGTGCGATAGCGATTGGCACGGTCTTTCTGACGGGTGGGTGGGGCCTTACAACATCCCGATCAGCGATTTTGATGGCGGCCCTACGCACTGGATGCTCCAGCCCCAGGCCCCGCTGGCCAGCGAGAAAAGGGGTTCGTGATGAACAAGCGGAAGCCCTGGACTGATGTCGAGCTCGAAGTACTGCGTGAGCACTACCCGGACAGCCCGACTGCGGACATTGCTGCCGCGCTGGGCCGCCCAACTCATTCCGTCTATGGCAAGGCCATCGGCATGGGCTTGCGGAAGTCTGCAGAGTACCTGGCGGGCCCCGACGCAGGCCGGTTGGATGGCGTTCGTGGCGCTGCCTCTCGCTTCACGAAAGGCCAGGCCTCCTGGAATAAGGGAACGAAGGGCGTGTCCGGGCAGCATCCGAACTGCCGCCCCAATCAGTTCAAGAAAGGTGAGCGGCGCGGGGCGGCAAACCGGAACTACGTGCCGATCGGTAGCGAGAAGATCACGAAGGATGGTTACCTGGAGCGTAAGGTCACAGACGATCCCTCCATCGTGCCGGCTCGCCGATGGGTTGCTGTACATCGCCTAGTGTGGGAAGCCGCAAACGGACCCATCCCTCCGAGGCACGCCGTGGCGTTTCTGCCTGGACGGCACACCACCGACGCCACGCTAATTACGCTGGATGCGCTCGAGCTGGTGAGTCGAGCGGAACTACTCCGTCGAAACCACCCGCGCAGCAGGTCGCCCGAATTGGCCAAGCTTGTGCAGCTCAAGGGCGCCATAACGCGCCAGGTTAATCGCATTGCCCGTGAGGCGAAGGAGGATCAGTCATGAGCACAAACAACATAGCCACCGTGCGCGAACACCTGTTGGCCACCCTATCGGATCTCAGGAACCGGGAAAACCCGATGGAGGTCGATCGCGCTCGCGCAGTGGCCGACGTCGCTCGGGTACTGGTCGACAGTGCCAAGGTGGAGGTGGACTACCTGAAAGTGACCGGTCAGTCCAACGCCGATTTCCTCGACGGCTCCGAGGGCCCGGCGCTGCCTCCCGGTATCACCGGCGTGCGCCGGCACTCGATCAAGTGAGGGGCGGAGCGTGAAACTAGCCGTTATTCACAAAACCACCGCCCGCCTCGGCGTTGTCGGCGGTGATCATGTACTTGGCAGACTCAGGCTGCGCTTTCCACAGCTCCAGCGCCTTTCCGCAAAAGAAAAGCCTCTTGCTCTCGAAAATTGCTTCCAAGTTGGAGGGATCGCCAAACTTCGCAAGCCCTTCGCTAGTTGCGAATCCGCTATAGCTCCAATCGCGCTCGCCACTCGTAACCGTGAGGTACAGAGTGAGCCCGCCCTCCCCGATGTCAGGAGATGCCGCCAGCTTTACGCTCGGTCCAGGAATCATGGTGCCCCCTTCTTCTTTGTTCGTGGGGCGATCCTAGCATGAACATCCATGACGAACTCGCCCTATCCGCTGGAGGAATTATGGATACCAAACCCCTGAAGGCCTACGAGGTCTATGACGGCGGCGACAACTGGACAATCGTCTACGCAACCAACTCGGCAAGTGCGCGCCGCGAGGGCGCCGGGGAAATGGGGTGCGACTGGGAAGACGTCGACCATTGCCGCCGCAAACCCGATCTCGATCAGTTTGCTCCGGGTCCAGTGCCGCCGCTGGCATTGATTGCCTCTGGCTGGCACTACGAGTGCGGACATTGCGGTTGCCAGGTAGATGAAGACATGGAGGATGCAGAGCCGGATCCCGACTTCGATGCGTCCGACCTCGGCGCCGTCGCAGTTGGGCAGATGGTCTATTGCAGTCAGTCATGCGCAGCAATGGAGCGCGCGGAGAGGCGCGCGCGGAAGGCTGCCCAGGCGGCACTGATTGAACTGGTCGAAACCAAGTTCCCGGGTAGCACGGTTACCCATGTGAATGTGTACAGCGACCGCCTAGAGGCCAAAGACGGCCATAGCGTCGCCCACTTCACCTTCCCCGGTGGCCAGTATCAAGCGAAGTACAAGTTCGGCGAGGGCGACACCGCTTGGGTATGCCAGTCCGATCACGACGCATTCAGGGCGGCGTATCGATGACGGACTTCGCCGCTGCAGCACAACGCATCATCGAAACAACACGCAAGGCCTGGAATTTGGAGTGAGAAATGAGCGAACAAGAATTGCTCGACCGCATCATTGAAGAGCTGGACAAGAGAATCCGTCCGATGGCGAACATCCCGATCGAGGCGCAGTTGTGGTCGACGAAAGAGATCGGCGAATACCTGCAGCGGCCCGCGAAGGTGGTGCGCGAGCGCGTGGTGAACGTGCCCGGCTTCCCGGTACCGATCCGCCTCCCGAACCCCGGCAGCCTCGGGAAGGCTCAGCCGCGGTGGAAGGCCATCGAGGTCATCAAGTGGGTGGAGTCGTACCAGGGCGGCAAGATGGGCCGCCCCCGCAAGCCGGACTAGCCCAGCCGCAGCGCGAGCTCGGCCGCCGACTCGTTGTAGTAGGTCCGCAGCTCGCTGAGGTTGGTGTGCCCGGTCATCCGGGCCAGCGCGAGCACGTCGAGCTTCGTCGAAAGCCTGGTGATGGCTTCGTGGCGGGTGTCGTGGAATGTCAGGTCGGCAATGCCGGCCTTTTTCTTTGCCTTCCGGAAGAGAGCATCGCGGCTGGCCGCCGGCAACGCAAACAGCGGCTCGCCGTCCTTCACCTTCGGCAGCATCTTCAGCAGCTCAATCGCGCGCGTGGACAGCGGCACGTCCCGGGCACCGCCATTTTTGGTCATCGGAAGGTGAGCGACCCGGCGCTCCAGATCGACGGTGTGCGAGGTCAGGCCCAGCAACTCGCCAGAGCGCATGGCCGTTTCGATTGCCAACAGAAACGACACCGCCACACGCTGGGACGACAACGAAACGGGATGCCCCTCGTAGTAGCCCAAGGCCAGGGTCATATCCTCAATCTCTTTGTCTGAGATGCGCCGGTCGCGCGGCGGCGAGTCGGGCGGGCGCCGGACGTTCTTCATGGGGTTGTGCGTCAGCCAGCCCCACTCCTCATGCGCCACCTTGAAGGCGTGAGACATTAGGGACATTTCGCGGGATACCGAAGCGCCAGCGATTCCCGGCTGCTCGTCCGTCCCACGCTGCCTGACGTCGCGCCAGGCAGCAATGTGGGCGGGCTGGAGGTCCACCAGTTTGATGTCTCCGAACTTCCGCCCTAGCACGACAATGTCGCCAATGAGGTCTAGCCGGATCACCTCCCACCGCTCGCCCTTCTTGGCTGAGCTCACCTTCTCGGCGTAGGTTTTCAGCACGTCGCCAACGGTGTGGGTCTTGCTCCCCATTCCGCCGCTGATCGAGCGCAGCTCGGTCTCCCGTTGCGACGCCCATGCTTGGGCCTCGGCCTTGGTGTCCAGGTTCTTGGAGTCGCGCGTGCCCTGCACATAGACCTCGGCGCGCCAGCCGTTCTTGACCTTCCGGAAGGAAGCCAT